ATGTCCTACAAATGAAGAAAGATGAAGTCGTTGTTTTTTCAATGATATAACTTCGTGTTCGTAAATCGATAAATCTGGGTTCATGGCGATATTTATAGTACGTGCTTCTAGGCCATTATCAGTTACATATCTTTCAAAAGTTACACGTTGAAATTCTCTCAAAGTCTTTGGTTCTTCCACAATAGAATGACTCTGTGCCAAAATAGATTCTCCATCCGAGTCTGCTTTAATAAACCCGTATCTCTTTGCGTCATTATACCATTTAACTAACCCTAATTCTATCATTGTTTTCCTATAATCATAAATCGTTTGTACAACGGCAAATCAAGTTCCCCGGCATACAAAATATTGTCCAGATGGCATTGTTTTTTAAACTCTTCTAAACTGTTAGCAATCCTAACATGTTCATCTATATTATAATTATTGCTTTGCAATGCTAGTAGGCTGCTATGTGGCATTCCGCTTAACCATATGTCATATTGGTCTTGTGTTATGTGTTCACAACTGGTGTTGATAATGACATCTGCATCACTGCGAAGAGCACACATGTCTGCTGTGACAGCACGAAACTTGCCAACCATTTCTTCAATCTTGTTCATGTTAACTGCAATAGATTCGCAGGTAGGGTCAATATCAACACTACGAATATTAATAATAGGGATATCACTTTGGAACAACATACTGGCTAGTACACCAACCCAGCCACCATGTATATCAATACCTACAAATTTATTAATGTGTTTTCTTAAATTTGAGATCAACCATTCTTTGCTTTTAAGTTGTCCAGACCAGAATGCATCCATGGTCCTCATAGGATCTGGGCTTTGTCTTATGGCTTGCATCCAGTGATGTAAGTGTTCTGTATCAACTAACAAATTGCTCTCCTAGCTTATCAAAATGTCCACATTGTTTGCCGCATTCCATTAAAGGAACGGCTGACCAGGTACTTTCAATCTTACTAAAGAAACCAGAATTAAATATATCTATTAACGACTGTTTATTTAGGTTAGGATAAACTCCAATTTTATCCATATAATTTATTCTATTGTCCTGGTTAGGCAACTGCCAGGAAAAATCCAACCAGCAACACGGACTAACTCCTCCGTCTGCACTTATGTATAGTTGACTATATTTCTTTGCCTTGCATTGTATCTCTGCTGGTAATACTGACAACACATTTACTGTATGTGAAGTGCTAAGTTTAGTAGGATAAAGAATATTAACAGTCTTGCCGGTTTCGTCCAATACATGAAATTTGTTATCTTTAAAACGACTAGTATGCTTGGTTGTGAATTTTTTAAATTCAAGTTTGTGACTTAGCGCACGGCATTCTTCAATTTGATGTTCGTTATGCTTAAACACTAACATGTGCCATTCTGCTTCGCCACCAGCTTTTATAAATGACTCGGCATTTTTTATAATGGTGTTCCAATTAGTGCTTATTCGATATAACTTGTGTGTATCTTCTAAACCGTCTATTCCAAATGTAACTTTAACTTTATACTTTGCTAATTTTTTCCACCAGTGTATATTTCTAGCACTACCATTTGTATGCATGCTCAATCGTATGTTAGGATTAGTTTCTTTTAAGTATTGAAATATCTCTAAACAATCTTCAGCAATAATAGGATCACCTAAATTGCCGCACATAAACAGACTATCCAGTTGATTTATAAATTCATCTGAGAACCATTCTTTAAATTGTTCTAGTGTTATCTCATTTAACGACATAATAGGATTTAGTATCCCTCCGTTAACTCGGCGAGGACACATTGGGCATCGTGCTTGACACTTACTTGTTAATTCTAGATGTATGTCTTTTATGTTTTCTAGTTTATACATTTTGGTATCTTTGAATCAGCACTGCTGACACAACTAGGTGTTATACAAACTGTTGGTTTTTTAAAAAGCTCAAAGCTCTCTAGTGTTCCTAATAGTCGGTCGTGACAGCTATATGATCGTTTCACTTCATTACCTCTTATTATAACACTTTGATACCCACTATTGCAACTCCAACCTTGGAATTTGTTAAAACCAAAAGCATTAAATCTTTCTGCTTGATCGAACAAATATTCTTTGTTGTCTGTATCATACAATGCTATTTGATAAACGTCTTCGCCTTGTGATGTTTGAGGAAATCCAGTCTGTAATAGATCAATCATTTCTGTTGTGTAGCCATCGACTACACGACTCGCTGTAGGATCACTTTGCGGTTTGAGCGTAACATTGATTCCACGAGCATGTAGCCGAGACATGCGTTCATAAAGCTCATAAAACTTTTCCGGGACCATTACTTGATTGACTGTGACATGCACACGCTCATGCAATAACTGTAGACACTTGTCACCGAATTCCTGCTCTCGAGCAAACTCATCATGAAATGATGCTGTGATACTTCTGCGTTGTAGTAATGCTGTGTTGGCACACCAGGTATTCCACCATTTACTTCCAGGACTTAAATTGGTTGTCATGTGTATACTTTGGTATGTGCTTTCTGTTTCGTCAAGGTGTTTAATCAAATCATGTAGCTGTCGGTAAGCAGTAGGTTCACCGCCACTGAAACTCCAATGGAATTCATTGAAGCCATTTAGTCGAGCCTGTCGTTTGATTTCATCTACAGTATTAGTATATACTTCTAAAGGCTGGTGATCTACCTTGTCCGATCTAGCATAGGGCCAACAGTAAGAACAGTTATAATTACAGAAACGGCCCAAAATCCAACTGGTAGAAAATAACGGGCGATGCAACATGGTGCGTTGACCAAATCTTGTTATGTTATGGAATGGTATCTTTGTGAAGTCTTGTGTCATAATCTGACAGTATTTAACTACAAAAGTCTTGACCTTTTGCGTTTGCGGTTATATACTGTATGTGTGGTCGTGAGTGGAACTTGGTATACCTCCGGTCCGTTGTGAAACGCATTTGGGCAAGGGCAACGTCTTAGACATCGCTTTGTAGGTTCGAATCCTACCGACCACACCAATTACTATTATAAGTAGTAGAACATAACTTAAGGAAAACATTATGTCAAACACAGTAGAACAATTAAAAGCAGCAATGGAAGCATTCTTGGCAGAAGACGCAAAATTTGCAGCAGGTAACAATGCCGCAGGCACCCGTGCTCGCAAAGCATTACAAGAAGTAGGCAAAGCAGTTAAAGCTCGTCGCAATGAAATCACAGAAGAAAAAAACGCCCGCAAAGAAGCCAAGGCCTAATCATGAACGACAAGGACAGTATCACACTTGATGATATTGAAATTGATCTAAGCAGTTATGGTGCTGCTCAAGCAAGCACCATGACTGATACATTAGATACAATTACACTTGGCTCCGGAGTTTCAACAATTACTCTGCCATCATCTGCGTATTCTTACAATTACGGAGCAACAGTAGGCGGTATTACAACTATTAATAACATTAGCAATAACAGTCAGTGGGCTACAGGAACTAGTGGATATACATTTACCAACGCTGCTGTTCCACAGACTGTGAGTATTACCGGCGATGGTATTGACATGGCTGCGGGCACTGATATTAAAATAGATGGTAAGAGCCTCAAAGAGTTCATGAAGAAAATGGAACAAAGACTGTCCATACTAGTGCCTGATCCGGCAAAACTTGAAAGATTCGAAGCTCTTAAAAAAGCCTACGAACATTACAAAACCATGGAATCATTGTGTTTTCCTGAAAAAGAACAAGAACAGAAATAACAAAATGTCTTGTTCTATAATAAACAATATTTCAAATATTAAAGATCTTGTGTATCTAGAGTTAGGCATTGATCAAAATAAAAACTTTGATCAAATAAAATGCAATGTAAAGTTATCAGTAGACACTAACAACAACGCTCTTATAAAATCAACGACTGATGATTTTTTTTTAATTCTAGACAAAGAAGTGTCGTTTGATATAATTTTTATAGATGCAAATCACGATTATGATTTTGTATTAAAAGACTTTAATAATTCTGTAAATCATTGCAACCACTGGATATTAATACATGACATGATTCCTCCAACAAAATTTTGGTCACAGTCAAAATATTGTTCGGATTCGTACAAACTGTTAATGTATTTTATTAAAGAAACAGATTTTTTAGTTTATCCTATGAACTGCGAATTTGGTTTGACTCTAGTTAAAATGCCTGCAGCACAGATTGCTCCTCCGGAAAAATATGCTAATATAGATTTTGAAGAGTTTGATTCTTTTATCAAAACGATTAAACTTTATTCAGAAGAAGAAATTATAGAATTACTAAGGAATTATAAATGAATGTTAAACTTTTATCCTACAGCCAACCCACAGGCGAATTTAAACTTATGGGTATTGCAGATGCACAGGAACTCATTGCGTATTGCGCCCGTGTCAGCAATCCCAGCAACCAGCTTAATACAGAGACATCAGATAAACTTATCCGATACTTGGTTAAACACCAACACTGGTCACCGCTCGAAATGGTCTCCGCCTGTATCGAAATTACCACAACAAGAGACATTGCCCGGCAAATCTTGCGACACAGAAGTTTCAGTTTCCAAGAGTTCTCTCAACGCTATGCTGACCCAACGAAAGATCTCAATTTTGTTACAAGGGAAGCTAGACTTCAAGACCCTAAGAACAGACAGAATAGCGTCGACGTCGATGATCAATTGTTACAAAATGAATGGTACCGTGCTCAACAGCGAGTCATCTATGCTGCCAAACGAGAGTATGAATGGGCTATCGCTAATGGCATAGCCAAGGAACAGGCTCGGGCTGTATTACCAGAAGGTCTTATAGAAAGTCGCTTGTATATGAATGGAACATTGCGGTCATGGGTGCATTTTATTGAACTACGCTCGGCCAATGGCACCCAGAAAGAGCATCAAGAAATTGCTAAAGCCTGTGCAAAAGTAATTGCAGAAATATTTCCTCTAGCAGAAAGCCTAGTACAATGAAAGAAAAAGTTGATCAGTTTTGTAAAAACTACGAAATACAAATTGTAGATGATCAAAAACGTAGGGCCAGATACCACCCTCCCAAATATTTTACAGATCCTCTGCGAGCAGATATTGTAAACAGAGATTTTGTAAAATTTGAAACAGAAAAAGTATTCACAGTTCAAATACCTGAAAGCAGATTTCGAGCTCTTGTAGAAATGGAACAAAGATTTTTTGGCAATCATACCCACGGCTACAGCGATGCCGACATGTTTTCCATGCTTATGGAAAAGGAACGTGAGGAAAGTTGGTATCGTCAATCCAATACTGCTGTCCAAAAAGCCTACGAGCAGTATAGTATCATGCTCAATCTAGCCGGATACCAAAGAAAAATTTGAGTCAAAAAAGATTCTTATTGACAAGTTTCTAGAAAGACTGTATAATTACTTTATTATGGCACAACACACAAACTACTGGTCATGCTCCCCGTTCGCAGATTGGGTTCGAGGCACACCTAAAAAGGGTGCGCTAACCTCGGACGGCTGGGCCGAATGGGAAGATGAAGCCAAACGCTATCATCCTGTCCGTTATTGGCTAGCTGAAGAAGGCCTAAGCTATATCCAAGATTTTGTCACCTGGCCTGTTAGAAAGATTTACGATGTTAAGTATTACATTAATAACCGTTGGGTTAGTCGCACTCATAGTCTTACCGCTCACCCTCGCGATATTAAGCCCGGTAACTGGTGCGACGTGGGCAACCGGTTCCTTCCTTGCCTCTTCAACGAACTTGTAGACTTTGTTGAAATAGAACAAGCATGGAGTCATATTGCTTGGGGTAGCGAAGAAGATAAGGCAAAGTATAAGGCACCTTTCTGGGCTACAGGTTGGTTCCGTTGGCGCACTTGGCGCTGTCCTCAAGCAGGCATTGATCATTTAGATTGGGCTATGACTCTTACTAACACTGATTGGTGTGAACCAGATCATCTAGACTACGGCAAACCTACAGGACAGGCTCTTCGTGCAAAAGAGATCAAAGAACTTTACCTATGGTGGACTGTGACTTATCGTAATCGTCCTGATCCTTATGATGTCAGCGGCTGGACTGAATACTGTGAAAAGGCACGACTCCTCAACGATGGCAGACTTTTTGGCAGCAAGAAGACTCCCGAACTTGAAGAACTCAGCACACGATCACACGAACTGCTACAGAAGATTGAAGAAGAATATGCGGCCGAAGATGAAGCTATGATGATCCGCCTTATCAAAGCCCGAGATAGTCTATGGACATAATATGAGTATATCTGATAAAAATCAACACAGTATTGAAGACCTATATACCAAGTATCTACAGTTTACTAGCGTGATGATGGAAGAATATAAAGACATAGAGATAGCCGGTATCATGGTCACACAGGCTCTCAGCATGTATAGAACTGTGTTGCCGGAAGAAGACTATCAACGTATGGTAAAAAGCATATATGAAAGAAGAAATGATGTCCGAACCTTTGACGACACTTAAACCACAAACTCCAGCAGAAGGCGTATTGAAACGCAGCGACTGGGGCGATGCTATTACCTATCAAGTTGTTTGCGAATGTCAAGATGCCAATCACGATCACAATGTTTGGGTTGAAGCTGACGATCATTATGTTACGGTTACTACCTATACCACACAAAAATCAGAATGGTGGAAGCTCAATCGCTGGCAGACCATTTGGATCTTGTTAACTAAAGGCTATGTCAAATACGAAGCCAGCATCATAATGACCGAACAACAGGCAGTTAACTACGCAGAAACACTAAAGAAAGCAATACAAGATGTCAAAAATTTCAAGCAGCCCTGAACGGCATTCTTTCCAAAAGCAAGGATATGTCAAGCGTCAGGCTGAACAAGGCGAACCCGTCAATGAAGATTATCTAGATCTTTTTGAAAAGATAATCAACGAACACGATCATAAGTTTGACGATCCCCAACGCCGTGTAAACAATATGGAGTACGATCTCTTAACCACCGATTGGATTTTAGAGAAAGTTCGAGCCAGAGATGACTACGCCCAAAACTTATATGCGGCCATGTGCAACAACGGGTTTATTAAATTAGATGTTATTCCTATCCTTAAACAAGAGGAATGGGGTTGTAGTTGGCGCAGTGCTGGTGGCATCATTGCTGACATGCAACAAAAAGGCGACTACATAGATTGGTACTGTTCAGGTATTCGTGATATTGGCGTCTATGCACCTGCAAAAGAAAACGAACAGCTGACCGAAGAACAAGAAGCTCGGAAGGCAGTAGTAGAGAAATATGTGCCGGAAGGCTGTATAACCGACGAGATCCGGAATGATCTTCAACAGCTTGGCTGGGTGGTGGCGCCTGGTGGGGACTGGGAAAAATTTACTTAAGGAGATTGTGTTAGTATCATGAACTTTGAACTTTACGAAGTTTGGGCAGTGGATGAGGCCGGTCACGAAGAATTGGTAGAAACCACCAGCAGTAGAAAAGAAGCATTGGAAATAGCAGAAGCCAATCTTGGATTAGGAATTACAGAAGCTGTGGTCTACCAAGAAGATGAAAACGGAGACCTACATGAAATCAAACGATTTAATCATGGTTGACATGTTCATCATTTGGTGCTATAATATATGTATTGTTTAACAACAGGAGTGACTCTATGGTAACCAAACTGAAAAAAGCAAGTATCGATATCCGCCAAAACAAAGGACGTGATCTAAGTCCAAAATGGGACGACCACGAGATCATGACTGCTGACCAGTTCAGTCGACATTTCCGGATGGCTATGAGTTATTATCGTTTGGAAACCAGCGGCAAAGAACTCAAACCCAAAGTTATTAATTGGATGAGCAGCCAGAACTATCCAAAAGATGTTATTAAAGCATTCAAAGATACCAAAGACAATCGATGCGGCACGACCGTAGGTGCCATTGCTGCCAACTTACTCAAAGGTATGCCAGCAGTAAGAGCAGACTTCAACGAGGGCCGTAATACCGCAGAATGGTTAAGCAAAGCCATTGCTAAGATCATCGAAGAAGGTAAACATGACGAAGTTGAACTCGAAGAAGGTGCAGTGGAGGTCAAACCCGCAGTGTGTACTCCTAGCATCCAAGAACGACTGCGTGAAGTTGCAATAGGCATGACTGAAGAGATTGAAGATGCTATTGAAGCTTTTCAAACAGATCCAGATGCATTTGATCCAAAAGCATTTAAACTTCTAAATCTTCTACGTGGACGCCAAGCCAAGGCCGCTCACGCTCGAATCATTAAAACACTATACAGTCGAAACTATGACGAATTAGTGGAAGCAGCCACTACCAAAGACGAGCAATTGAAAGAAGGTTATAGTCATTTGAGCAAGGCCAATCTAAAGAAGATCACGCTGTTCTATAGCGAAATTCTTGCAGCCTGTGATATGCTAGCACAAGAGGCTAAGGTTAATAAAAAGCCTCGTGCTAAAAAGCCCACTGACAAGGCCAAAGTTGTGGCCAAGATGAAGTATCTCAAGCAGGATGAAAAACTTAAATTAGTGTCTATCAACCCACAAGACATCATCGGAGCCAAGGAACTGTGGATCTTTAATGTCAAAACACGCAAATTGGGCAAATATATGGCTGCTGAATTCAGCGATCTTGCAGTCAAAGGCACCACAGTTATTGGATTTGATCCAATAAAAAGTGTGCAGAAAACTCTGCGCAAGCCCGAAGAACAGCTCAAAGAGTTCAAGGCTGCAGGTAAAGTGCAGTTACGCAAGTTTCTAGACGATATCAAGGCCGTAGATATCAAACTCAACGGTCGTATCAACGAAGATACTGTGCTACTTAAAGTGCAATAACAAAGTAGATTCTCAGTAAAAAGCGGGCTTTGGTCCGCTTTTTTGTTGGCGGATAAATACATTACTATGAGTAATGTCAATAATTTATTAGCCGCACTAGGCGATGAGATCAACTCGATCGCACAAACCGCTGCCCCAGATGTCAAAGAAATCGCAAGAAAAATGCCATTTCGATCTCTATCGGGGGATCATATTTCCGGAGGCAAAATACATAACTTTGCCAGCACCGGTATCACAGATACCGCTGTAAAAACTCAATTAACAGTGAACAATGATGGTGTCACTGTCACTAATCTGTTCGTAGAAAACATCGATAATCTCACAGTCGCAGGCACCCTAAAAACCAAGATTCTAGAGGTGGATGAGATACGTGCAGATATCAAATTTGAGAAAGATGTGCCTATTGTGTTTTCAGGTGATACCATCGACGGCAAAGGACTGCTTTGGAGTGGCCAAGGATATACCAAACAGTTTATATTTAACTCCAGTCCGGATAGATTCTTTTCATCTGAATCCATCGATCTTGCCAAAGGCAAAAGCATCACTGTCAACAACATCAAAGTAATTGATGAGAAAGAATTAGGTCCTACTATAACCAAAAGCAATCTCAGAGAAGTTGGTCGGCTTAATGGACTGATAGTAGATGGCGGATTATCGGTGGGTCAGTTTATGGTATTCGATGCCAACACTAGCAGACTAGGACTAGGCACTGAAAATCCTAACGCAGCTGTCAGCATCCTAGATGACGGAGTAGAGATAGTTCTCGGCACCAAAGACACCGTAAAAGCATTCATTGGCACTTACGCCAGTAATAATTTAGAATTAGGCACTGACAACACTGCAAGAATAATCATCTCGTCGAGTGGCAATATTATATTAGGTAATCCCAAACTGGCTCCTACCCAAATACATGTACATGGTAAACTTTCAGTAAGGGTTTCGACTCCGGATCCAGAAGTTGATCTGCATGTAAATGGCGCAGTGAGATTCAACAATAGACTGCAAAAATACGACAGCACTTATCCAACAAATGGATCGTATAACGAAGGTGACATTATATGGAACATCCAACCGAGAATGAACTCTTATGTGGGTTGGGTGTGCATTCAAACCGGATCTCCTGGGATATGGTCGCCTTTCGGTAAAATTGGAAATTCATAACATGGCAAGCCAAGAAAAATTAAATGCCCTAACTACCCTATTGCAAGAAGTATTTCAAGAAGGTCAAGAAATTGACTCTGCTGAATTCCCTTACATCATCATCAAAGGCGATATCAATGGCAAAGGCATACTGTGGAATGGACAGGGACATAATAAACAGTTCATTTTTAATTCCGATCCAGATAGATTTTTTATATCTGAAAATATAGATCTTGCCAAAGGAAAATATCTAAGCACCAACAACATCAAATTAATTGATGAGAAAGAATTAGGTCCTACCGTAACCAAAAGCAGTTTAAGAGAAGTTGGTCGTCTCAAGGGATTGATAGTAGATGGCGGATTAAGTGTAAATCAATATCTAGTTTATGACAGTATATCTGATCGATTAGGGCTTGGAACAGATCAACCCAAAGCTGCTGTTAATATCATAGATCAAAATGTGGATATAGTAATAGGTGCAGAAGGTACCAACACTGCAAGAATTGGCACTTATAATTACACTGACCTAGAACTAGGAACCGATAACACAGCTAGGATCCAAATCAAAGCTGGCGGTAATGTTATCATAGGCAATCCGACGGTGGGCGATACCAAGGTCACAATCATAGGTTCCCTGGGCATCAATGTCAACAATCCTGATCCTCGTAGTACATTACACGTAAATGGTGCATTAAAATTCAACGACAAGTTGCATCTTAGTGGGAATGAACCTCCTAGTAGCGGTTCGTTTAACGAAGGCGATATCGTATGGAACAGTTCACCTCAAGCAGGAAAGTCAATTGGTTGGGTATGTGTTCAGCCAGGCAACCCTGGAATATGGAACGGATTCGGTAGAATCGAATAATGCCTCGAGCATTGGTAATTGGCAATGGCGAAAGTAGACGCCGCGTTGATATCAGCGCATACACCGATCATGTTCTTATAGGATGTAATGCCATACATCGAGATCTAAATGTCAATCATTTGGTCTGTTGCGATCGCAGAATGGCTGACGAAGCTGTAAATAATCCCAATACCAAAGACACAGAAATCTATGTGCGGGACCATTGGCATCACTACTTCAGAAAAATAAGAAAAAACAAAAACATCAATCTTCTACCTGAGGTGCCTACCCGAGGTGAATCGAAAAAGGATCAAGCTGAACATTGGGGCAGTGGCGGTTATGCTGTGCTATTGTCAGCGATGTTAGGACACGAAGAAGTTGTAATGATCGGATTTGATCTGTATCCGATCGATCACAGTGTGAATAATATCTACAAAGGCACCGTGAACTATGCTAGAGTGGGATCACAGGCAGTAGATCCCAGCTATTGGGTCTATCAAATTGCCGCAGTATTCATGTATTATCCCGATACAACATTTGTGATCTATAATAGACCAGACTGGCAGATGCCACCGGAATGGCAGAAAAATAATGTGAAATTCATTGCATTATAAATAGAAATGTAATATAATATTACAATACACACAAAGAGGACTCTATGGCATCATCCCTCTATAAACACTCTGCAGTCATCAAACTTGCTACCTATATAAAGGAGACTAGAGATGGCAAAATATCTTTCAACAAAAACTTACGGCAACGACAGAGGGCTGTCATGCTGTTTTAGACAATGGCGTTCAACGCACTCACATTGTTCTATGCTACATGGTTACTCCATTGGCATTAAACTAATCTTTGAATCAGAAACCTTAGATGATCGCAACTGGGTCATGGACTTTGGTGGACTCAAAGCATTCAAAGAATGGAGTGAATGGCAATTTGATCATACACTAGTTATTGGCAAAGACGATCCAGAACGTGGCACATTTGTAGAATTAAACAAAATCCAAGGTGGTTTTAAAAACATGGGCATCATCGATCTACGTATTGTAGATGGTGTAGGCTGTGAAATGTTTGCCGAACTAGTTTACAAGACTATGAACGAAATTCTAACTGCTTATCAAGAAGGCCGTGGCTGGACACATCCTGATGGTCGTGTTTTTGAAGCACGTTATCCTGTTGGCGTAGGCGTTAAACTAAAATCTGCCGAAGTATTCGAACACGCAGGTAATTCTGCAATATACGAAGGATGAATAGTTTTGAAAAAATATGGGCTCGGGCAACCGGGCACAGAATGGGACAAACTGATGAGGATAGGCCAGATGTGCCTATCCTCACTCTACGTGAAGCTCGAATTGTTTTATTCTTAAAAACTTTTTGGGTAGTCATTCACGTTATAACCTGTTGCTTTATTGTTGCCAACACCATTAGGCATTGGTAAATAATTATATGCATACATTTAATATTAATTCTCTCTCTGTTAGTAACAATCTTCCGTTCGTATTAATTGCTGGACCTTGCCAAATTGAAAGTCAAGATCATGCAGAAGATACTTGTGCAAGATTAATTGCTATCACAGCATTATTAGGTATTCCTTTGATATACAAAAGCAGTTTTGACAAAGCCAATCGTTCTAGTATTTCTACCAAACGTGGTGTAGGAATCAAAGAAGGACTTGATGTTCTTAATGCGATTAAACATACGTTCGGAGTGCCTGTTTTGACAGACATTCATGAAAGCTGGCAGGCAAAGGAATGTGCAGATGCTGGCATTGACATACTACAGATTCCAGCATTTTTATGTAGACAAACTGACTTATTGTTGGCCGCGGGTGCTACAGGCTGTGCTATAAATGTCAAGAAGGGACAATTTCTTGCTCCCCACGATATGAAAAACGTCGCATCAAAGATTGCTTCAACTGGAAACGAACGCATTATGTTATGCGAAAGAGGATACACTCATGGATACAATAATCTTGTGGTTGATATGCGCAGCCTACCTATTATGGCAAGCACTGGCTATCCAGTGGTCTTTGATGCCACACATTCTGTTCAACAGCCTGGAGGAATGGGAGAAAGATCTGGCGGAGATAGGACCATGGTCCCATACCTGGCGAGAGCTGCTATAGCCACAGGTTCAGTGGCAGCTGTCTTTATGGAATGTCACGAAGATCCTGATAGTGCTCCTAGCGATGGTCCAAATATGATCAAACTAGACGACCTGGGTGATATTTTAAAAGACTTGGTAGCCATAGATGGAATTGTCAAAAGAACAACGCATACAAGCCAAGGCTGAAAAGCGAGCTGCCAAAATGGCAGCACGTGGAGAATATCCCGATCTTGTAGTGCCTTCGGATCTCAACGAACCTATCACTGTGCTGTGTGTGAGATTCGGTAACAAATATGGTCGTGAATATGTAGAGCGTCTACGTAATATGGTGTCTAGACATCTCACAGTGCCTTATGAGTTTGCCTGTCTCACCGACGATCAACATGATATTGCCGGAGTTCGTAAAATATATCAACCCAACGCCAATTATGCTAGAGGTTGGTGGCACAAGGTTCACATGTTTGATTCTGCATTACCTCTCAGGGGAAGAATATTATATCTGGATCTAGATGTAGTCATACATGCCAACATGAATAAGCTCACTGGATATCATCCTACCAGTTTTATAGGTATCCATGATTTCAATAGAAAATTTTTCCCCAGTTGGAATTATCTCAACAGTTCGGTGTTGGCATGGACACACGGCACACAAGGTCATATATACGATCAATTCAAATCGAAACCGTCGGAGGCACAACGGCTGCAAGGAGATCAAGATTGGATTTGGAAGATAGCCAAAGATAGAATGATATTTTGGCCCAAAGAATGGATTATGAGTTACAAATGGGAAATACGCAGCAGAGATGAACTCACTGTTGCACATGGCGGACGGCGATTCAAAACAGTGAAACACGATGTGCGACCTCCTCCAGATTGTAGTATAGCTGTGTTTCACGGAGAACCAAATCCACAGGATGTTCAGGACAAATTTGTAGTTGACAACTGGCAGTGATGATGTTATACTTATAGTATGAACACTACACTCAGACGTCTAGGCTTTGCCTGCAAATGGATCAACGATCCTTCCGAAGTCAACGGCATGAAAATCAATGCTGTTGATCGTGACTTAAATACAGGCTCTACCACAGTTAGGTGGTTGCGTGAACATCCTCAAGAAGCAGAACAGCGTCTTTGGGAGTTAATGGAACGAAACATAGAAGCCTGCTATAAATTAGTCAGCAGGGTAGGAACATTAGATGAAGATCTTAGAATGGTACGACTCTCAAGTGATATACTTCCTGTATACACTGAGCCTAGTTGGAAGTGGTTTTGGCGGCAGCCCGATGTTAGAGCCTTTGCAGAAAGAGGATTTGCCCGTGTGGGTGATGTGGCTAGGAAGAATAATGTTAGGCTCAGCTTTCATCCTGGCCAGTTTTGCGTGTTGGCGTCTATTAACCCGGGCATAGTAGAACGCAGTATAGAAGAGTTCGAGTATCATGTGGACATGGCTCGATGGATGGGATATGGTCAAACATTCCAAGACTTCAAGATCAATGTGCATATCTCCGGCAAGCTGGGACCACAAGGTATTCGTGACGCTCTTAGCAAAATGACACCCGAGGCTCGCAACTGCCTTACCATTGAAAATGACGAAATGACCTGGGGTATTGAATCTAGCATTGAATTGGTCAAAGACTGTGCCTTGGTGCTAGACATTCATCATCACTGGATTAAAACTGGAGAATACATTGAAGCAAATGATGATCGTGTTAAAAGGGTTATCGATAGCTGGCGTGGTGTGCGCCCTGTCATACATTATAGTGTTTCACGGGAAGACTGTCTTATTGACCATCCCAGACACATCCGCCCCGATCTTCCGTCCCTCCTAGAAGCAGGTTACAAAAAAGCCAAACTAAGAGCACACAGTGGCTTTTATTGGAATACCGCGGTCAATGAGTGGGCGTTGACACATAGGCCGTGGGCAGACATCATGTGTGAAAGCAAGGCCAAGAATTTAGCCTCATTTGCCCTTTACGAGCAGGATAAAAAAGTTACGGAGCCTTTGGCTTTCGCGGAGTCTTCGGCGCTGCTACTTTCTTAATAGGCGCTTTTTTCGCTGGTGCTCGTTTGGCTTTTGCCACTGCCACTGCTTTGTTTTCAGCAGAAACTTCTGCTGCTGTTGGCTCGACTGAAGGTTGTGCGACTTCGACTGGTGGAGTTTCTACCTTGTAGGGAACTGCAACAGGTTCGGCTGGCTTACTGCCAAAAAGTTTCTTGATTAATCCTAGCATATTAAAATCTCCTTGTCGGTTATTTATGCGGTAAATACATGTATGGCATACAATTTCATTCAAAAGTTCATTGTTGAAGGCAAAAAAGACAAACTCATACAGTTGACACTGCCATACGATCGCGAAGATCTCGATCCCGTGAAATCCAAAGAAACCATAGATTATCACTACGGAACATTATACAAAGCCTATGTTGATCGCTACAACAAGGGCGAAGGTGATGACGATTTCAACGAAGCTGGCGCATTTTTACACAGTATCTATTTTGGTCAACTACAAAAACCAGAAGGATCTAATAGACCCTATGATGCTATTTTACAGTTTATAGAAAAACACTTTGATACTTTTGACCGGTTCAAAGAAGAATTTGAAAAAACAGCCATGAAGATACAGGGCAGCGGATGGGTATACTTGGCTCGGGATGGCAAGATCAAAACCATTGTGAATCACGAAATCAAGAACGACATTGTGCTATTAGTAGATTGGTGGGAACATGCATGGGCATTGGACTATCAGGCAGATAAAAAAAGCTATTTGTCTAATATATGGAAGATAATAAACTGGAGAATAATCAATGGCGTACTCGGACAAAGTAATTGATCATTACGAAAACCCACGTAATGTAGGATCATTTGCCAAAGATGATCCCACAGTGGGCACTGGTATGGTCGGTGCTCCTGCTTGCGGTGACGTAATGAAACTACAAATAAAGGTAGATCATGATACAGGTATTATTACAGATGCAAAATTTAAAACGTATGGCTGCGGATCGGCTATCGCGAGTTCGAGCCTTGTCACAGAGTGGCTCAAAGGCAAAACCCTCGACCAAGCCGGAACAATCAAAAACAAAGAAATAGCAGAAGAACTAGCTCTACCACCAGTAAAGATACATTGTAGTATCCTTGCAGAAGATGCTATCAAGGCGGCCGTAGATGATTACCGTAACCGACACAGCGGCTAAAAAGATTAAACAGAATTTAGAACGCCGAGGTAAAGGTGTAGGCATTCGCATAGGTGTTAGAACCACAGGGTGCAGTGGGCTAGCCTATGTGTTAGAATACGTGGACAGTTACGAATCTGAAGTAGGAGTAACTAATTTTGCACACGACGGGTTTGTTGTGCTGGTTGATGCCAAAAGTCTAGCCTATTTAAACGGGTTGACCATGGATTGGGTCCGCAATGGACTCAATGAAGGCTTTGATTTTATCAATCCCAATGAGCGAGATCGCTGCGGCTGCGGCGAATCATTTAGAATTTAGACACAGGTAAGTCTAAACTAGCAGGCATGTTCCATATCTGCTTCTGCTCAATCCCCTTGCGTTGAGCAAATCTTTTGGCATCACAAGACCCGCAACAATGAAAGAAATTGTTGCTGAGGCGTTTCTTATCTATATGTTTGAGATCTCTTTCAAATATTGAATCACAGGCGTCACATCTCAATACTGCTACGGTCTTTTTTCTCTTATATTGATGTTCGACTCCGTGTTTACTGAGTCTAGAGTATTGATTTTGCTGAGTTTTGATTGTGAGAAACATCTAGTATTTACATCCGGCTTATAAAACTTTGGGCTAAATATTAGAGCATTTGCTCAATCTAGGATTCTAACCATGGCAAGAAAGACTATTGATATCGGTACCGTTGGCAACGACGGCACCGGCGACAGTATAAGAGATTCATTCCGTAAAGTTAATGACAACTTTAGAGAACTTTACAGCTCACTAGGGCTCGGCGAAAGATTACAATTCACAGGCCTAGAAGACACTCCATCTACCTACGTGGGTCAGAACGATGTTGTTACTGGCAATACTCCTGTAGTCACTGTGAATAACACAGAGTCAGGACTGCAATTTAAAAAACTTGTTGCAGGCAGTGGTATCAGCATTGATTTTACCACTAACCCCAATCAAATTGCAATTAATGCAGATTTTGCCGAAATAGCTGCTGATACAACACCACAACTAGGCGGCGATTTGTCCATGCGCTCTGGCGGTAATCAATATCGTATAATTGATGCCGGAACAACAATTAGCCCGTTGGCACCAATTTACAGTCACGAATTAGTTAATAAGAATTATGCAGATTCTAAAATATCTAGATTCGGAGTCAATGCCATAGATCCTGCTACAGGTCTTACGGATACCAGCTTTGGACGTATGAGCGGACCGCTGATACTTTCTAGAAGTCCAGAACCAGATGACGACACAAATTACGGCGGATTGATCGCAGCTACAAAACAGTATGTTGATAGTTCGGCATTTGGTAGCAGTGTGAATTTGTATGTGGCGCTCAGCGGTGAAGACGATCGCCCGGGTGTGTCGCAAGAACTGCAAGGTCGTGCTCTAGCGTATGCTTATAGAACTCTCGAAGCTGCTCTCAAACGTGCAGAACAATTGGTTTTAGAATCACGAGCTATTATTGGGCCTTATGAAAAAACACTGACCTTTAATAACGGAGCTACCGAATGTTCGTTGACTGCCATTGAAGAATCCCCTACATCTGGCATAGGATTTGCTGGCACCATACGTATGAGTGTGGACACTGTTGTAATTAATACTGTAGGTGCAAATTATTATCCCGGTGATATACTACAAGTCTCTGGAGGAACTGTGCCTTCGGGTGGTGGGGCTTGTTTAATAGAAGTATTGACTACCCTAACTACTCCCGGTGCTATTGTTACTTTTAAAGTCGTCTCTACTGGCACATATACTGCGCTACCGGGTGCAACTGCCGTGCCGACCACAATCATCACTAGTGCTGCGCCTGTAGGGATCGGTCCAATAGGAACTGGTGCCACTTTTAATATCAGATACAAAGTGGGGTCAGTATCTATCAGCAATGGTGGAAGTGGTTACAGTTTAGTTTCTGTAAGAATTACCGGTGGCGGTGGTAGTGGAGCATTCGGTTCCGCTGTGGTTACCGGCGGGGCAATTACCAGTATCACTATTACAGACAAAGGTTCGGGATTTAGCTCATTGCCAAATTTCGTAGTAGATCTTCCTAGATTCTTGATCTACACCGCAGGATTGCGCACAGACTTCACAGGAGATGTTACTACTAACACCGTTGAAGCTGTCCGAGGTCGAGACATACGTGAAGGACTATTCCTACGAGGTAAGACCAGCAACGCATTGGCCCAGATTGTGGCGCATTCAGGACAGCTAGAGAGTGGTGGCAATGAAATTTTTGATGTGGATATATTATCTGGCAATTTTCAAATAGGTGAAAGCATAACCTATGGAGACATTGCTAGAAACATACAGATTTCTGTGCTAGTAGAAAGTGGAGAATATTTCGAAAACTATCCACTAAAAGTTCCTGCAAACGTTTCTGTAGTAGGAGATGAATTCCGTAGAGTTATTTTTAGACCTCGTCCAGGCACATCTGCTAGTCCTTGGGCATTTAATAAATTCCGTAGAGACCCAGTCATTGATGGCCTTGATGTGGTCACACAGGCCTACGGTTATCATTATCTACAGAACAGCACTCAACCTGTCTACCCCAAAATACAAAACAAAGGCGGCTACGAAGCAGCTGCGGACCTGATCAGATTGAACAGACAGTTTCTACAGGAAGAAATCGTTGCTACTATTGAATTCCGCAAAATCAATAATGTTATACCTTTTGTTTCTACTTTTAATTATGATAAACCATTCTACAAAACCAGCATAGGTATCTTAGTTGACGATCTTACTTTTGATCTAGACTACGGAGAATACAATCGAACTATATCTGCAGCACTGAAATATTATCAAAGTGAAATTGGTAACACAGTAATTACCACACAGCTCAGTGAATATCTGGCGGTGATAGATCTTTTTGAAGAGCTGGTTCAAGATATTATCACTAATACTGCGGTGACCTCACCTAAACAGAATTTATTTTTACAGACTATTGATCCTGCGTTCCAGTCTGAGGTGGGTGCTGATGGGGTTATCACAGACTTGATCACAGCGTTCAAGGATGTAATTGATGGATCGGGATCAGTGAATTATCCCAAAGACAACGAAGAGATGGACGTGTTCCTAGCCAACGATACCGTGCGTTGGCAGGCTATATCAGCCATAGGTCATGGCGGTTTCATGGGAGTATTGGATCCCACAGGTCAGATATTGTCAAGGTCTCCATACTTTCAAGAGTGTGCTTCATTCAGCCGCAGCAAGGACAGACAGGTGTTTGCTGGCGGTATGTTCACAGACGGATTTGCAGGCAACCTGGAATTTAATATCGACGTCGTGGTCACTCCAACAAGATTGCAAGTCAGTGATCTTGATAGATTTCCGCAACTTCCAGCATCATTCATTGTAGCAGATTCTGTATATAGAATAAACTATGTCCGAGACTTTGTCTATGACAAGGACGGCAGCACAGCTACATTTGTATTAGATGAAACCACGCCTTGGCCATTCAGCGTATTCACGTACAATTCCGCTGCCTGCAGTCGAGACACTGGATTGATCCTAGATGGCCTGGGAAGAGATATTGTGCTAGGCACCAACTACTGGACCAGACAAAATGGCTTGACCTACAGACTCAGTCAAAGCGCAGTGGTATTGACCGATCAACGACGAATCACATTGGAAGCTATTGAGTTCGTGCATGATTCTGTAAACGATCTAATTACTGCTTACCCTACCATTCAAGAAACTGTGGATCAGAGCAATACTGTCATAGCAGACACTATAGAACGCGGCATTGTTGCCGCACCAGCTCTGTCATTTACACTACCGGTTGGACTGTCTGCTAACGTCACTAATGCCTATGCACTGCTGTTGGCAAACAGAGACTATGAAATCGCTGAACTAATTGCTTATATCGATGCACAGATAGCAGGCAATCTCAGTGGATTTACCACTGCCACGGTATATGTGGCCAGTGAAGTAGAATATCAGATTAGACAAGCTGTAGACGCAGTGATCCATGACTTGATTTATGGCGGCAATGTGGCCACACGCACAAGAGGGTTGAAATTCTACAACAATCTCACAGGTGCAGTGATCACTGATTCTTCGCTAACACAAGCTCAATCTGCAACCTGGCATGCCTATTTGAATTATCTGCTAGGACAAATTGTGCAGGACTTGGCTCCAGCTGTGAGTTATTCTGCAGTGACTAGAACCTCAGGAACTCCTGCCTCGGCCACAGAAGCTGCTACCATAAACACCCTAATGACCCGCATGAGTTCAATCATCGGTGCTGCCAACTTCACAGCTGCACAGGCAGTGGTAGCCATAACTGAACCTAGCTTTGTGGGTTACACTGCTAATAACATTGCTGTTAGAACCATCATTCAGACCAATAAAGCTGCGCTTCAGGCATCGGCTGTGAGCTATGTGGATTTCAATGGCAATCGATATGAATTGTTGATGCCTGGTAACAGAAGCATGTTATGTAATGACTTCACACAGATCAACGACCTCGGATATGGCATAGTTGTGGCCAATGGTGGCTTGACTGAAGCAGTGTCCATGTTCACATACTACTGCCATATTGCCTACTACTCATTGACTGGTGGACAGATTCGTTCAGTCGGCGGTTCAAATGCTCATGGTAATTATGCCTTGGTTGCGGAAGGTGCAGATCCACTTGAAGTTCCTACCCCAACCACTGTCTATGAAGATCTAAATCAACGAGTAGATTGTTATTTTCCTAGTGGTGCATATGCCAACGTGGCAGGTGGATTATCTATATTTGTGTATAATTATGACTATACACCATTAAGTGGATCAGAATTAGAAGTTCTACACGGCACAGAAATATATAGATACCCAGTGACTAGTGTGACTACCACTGATCTTCCAGTAGGAGTAGCAAGATTAAATCTCAGCACTGGCATAGGATCTGCCTCAGAAGGTCTATTTGCGGTAGTAGCAAATAACACCAAAATGACCATGCGTCAACTCAGCAATACACTGCTCACCGGCAGTCTAGAAGATGTTGCTGTAAGACCTTCTACCGGTCTTAAACTGCGTGAGACACTTTCAAATGTGTATCGTGTATTGTCATTCACTAATACCGCAGATAGCAATGGTCCTTATGAGATATTAGTTAATCCGGCTACACCTACAATATTCCGTGTGGCATTGACCATAACCGATATAGTTTCAAACGTCTGCACTACCAGTGGTAATCACAAACTGAGAATTGGTGATAGAATAATCCCTACCAGCACTGCCAACAACTTTGTCAGCGGCATTACCTATTACATCATCACACAGCCCACATATAACACGTTTACAGTCAGCACAACTCCGGGAGGAGGCACATTTACATTGACAAATGGTAGTGGACTGAGTATCAAAGCCGTGAAAACTCACAAACTGTTAGAAGCCTATACCATAACTTTCACCACCACGGGCACGTTACCTGCTCCATTGCTAGTGGGAGAAACTTACTATGTGTTACCTAACAATCTCACAGAAACACAATTCAGTATAAGCACACAGAAAAACGGTGCTGCTGTGAGTATCACAACTGCAGGTAGTGGCATTCATAGATATAACATCGTGGGGTTGACTCTCACCCAGACCAGAGAAAACTACAACTATATAGATATCACGGTATTCCAGCCTGGAGAATTTATATCTTCAACACCAACTGGTACAACCTGCACTATATCAATCGCTAATCCAGCTGTGGTAACACTAGTCGGCCATGGATTCTCTGCGGGAGATGTGGTCAAATTCACTACCACTGGTGCTTTGCCCACAGGAATAAGTATTCAAAATAGGTATTTTGTTGTCAGCACAGGAAATCCTGATACATTCCAAATTACAGATGTGCCTGGTGATCCGGCCATAGAAACCTCTGGTACACAGAGTGGAGTGCATAAAGTAGGTCTAGTTACCGGCCGCGCAGGTGACAATGCTTTTGCGGTAATTGCTATTTCAACTACTGAAATATCTAGATTATCTGCAGCTAAGTTTGTTTACCTGGGCGAAGAATATGTGATTAGTTCGTATCAAGGTCCTGGTGTAACTGGCACCGTGTTTGGCAGAATCACACTGAACCGTCCGTTAGTCAATGCCATAAACAATTTGTCCACAAGTTACACCATTAAAGCTGCCGTGGCTGTGCGTACCAGCGGCAGCCTCGGCACGTTGACTATTAGAATTGCTCTTACTCGGGTTACTGGACACGATCTACTCGAGATCGGCACAGGTTCTTATGCAGACACCAACTATCCCAAAGAAATTTATGGAGGTAGTGTTAACCCGATAGACGACTCCAAAGAAACAGAAGAACGTGATGTGGGTCGTGTGTTTTATGTTACCACAGATCAATTTGGTAATTTCTCAGTCGGACCATACTTTAGAGTGGATCAGGGCACTGGCCAGGTCACATTCTCAAGTTCTATTGCACTGAGTAATTTGGACGGTATTGGATTCAAACGTGGTGTGCCGGTCAGTGAGTTTTCCACAGACAGTGGATTCACAGATAACGCCACAGATACTGTGCCCACAGAGAATGCCACACGCAAATACATAGATCGCCGACTGGGAATCTCACATGAAGGTGCCGCTGTTGCGCCAGCCGAAGTAATACCTCTTGGCACAGGTGGTTTCATGAGTTTGGATGGCCAACTGGGCATGCAGGCAAATATGAATCTCAACTTCAACAAGATTTCTAATGTTGCCGATCCAACTGACCCTCAAGATGCAGTAAACCTGCAGAGTCTGACTTTTACCAATTTACAAAACTATGCAGGATCTAATGTGCAGGCAGGTCAAGTAATGGTGTTCACTGGTGTTGGCGACATCTTTGTAAATGCCAGTGTCACTGGTGATCTCACTTTTGATCTACGCACTGGCATAGACTCTACACTAAACAATATAGACGTGCAGTTGAGTGCCGGTGCGGTCAACAACGCTGAAGTGAATGCGGCCGCAGCTATTGAACAGAGCAAGTTGGCAATGACCATTGCTACTGCACAGGCCGCAGCACCTACAGGATCTGCTGCCGTTATTCAAGCAGCTAGTGGATTAAGCAGTTTCAGCAATGCGGATTTTGACGTCACTGACGGACATGTTACTATCAAGGCCAACAGTATTCAGCTAGGAGATCTTGCACAGCTGGCTCCAGACACACTGATCGGTAACAGCAGTGTGAGCACTGCCAACGCTGCCGCAGTGGCATTCGCTGATGTGGTCAACGATGGTTTGGCCATTAAGAAATCACAGTATAGTGCTTTGGGATTCTTACGAAGAACTGGTGCTACTGCAACATCAGATGGTTCTTATAGTATAGTAGCTGGATCTTCTGGAAGCAGCAGTAGTGTCGGAGCCAGTGAGATTATAGTAAGAGACGTAAACGGTGATTTCGGTGGCAGGACCGTTGATGTGTCTAATATCAAAATTGACACGCAGTTGGCTGTTGATTCAGCAACAACTGCCACTGGCGGTTACCTACGCTATTACGGATACAACAGTGCTGGCGGTATACTAATCAGTGAAGGGTCGTTGGCTGCAGATGATAAAACATCTTATTGGAATGACAGTCATGAATTCAAAACGCAGAACGGTGTTTCTAATGCTCCTATCACCGCAGTGGGAGCAATTACATCAAGCAGCACTATCACTTGCACAGGCATACAGGCACAGACATTAACCACTGGTGGCAATGTCGTGGCTGGTACTATCATAGGCAATTGGAGCTTGAACCCAGGATCAAGGATGCAGGCCACATATGCTGCTGACCTTGCAGAATACTACGAAGGTGATCGAGAATATGAAGTAGGAACTGTTCTTGTATTTGGTGGAGACAAAGAAGTTACTACGGGCAATATCAAAGGTGACACTAGAGTAGCTGGTGTGGTGTCTAATAATGCAGCATTTGTCATGTATGATGCTTGCCCGGGCTTGAAGAATCTAGTTGCACTACAAGGTCGTGTGCCCTGCAAGGTAGTAGGAAAAATATCAAAAGGAGATATTTTGATCACATCAGGAATTCCAGGAGTGGCAGTAGCTGCCACAAGTGACGTAAAAGTAGGCACAGTAGTTGGCAAAGCTCTGGTAGCATACGATTCGGATCACATAGGGTCAATTGAAATAGCGGTAGGGAGAACATAATGCCTTTTAATAATAATATAACCCCAGGTCGTCCTCCTGTTTTATGGAGTGAAGTCAATGAAGCATTTATCAAAGTCAATGAAAACTTTGACATACTAGTTGCTACTATTGGTACTGGGTCAGGACTGGCTCCTATAGATTTTTCATCGTTAGATACCGATGTTACTCCTACTACAAATAATTTACGCAGTTTGGGAGATGTAACTCATCAGTGGCGATCGGTGTTTACAGCAGAACACACCACAGTAGATCCATTAAACGGCTTGTGGGCAGGAAGCGCACAGATCAAAGGCGTGGGCAACACCATTAATCTGCCCGTAGGATCTACCGTGGGAGGCGATCCGTTAACTGGTGTGGGGACCAGTTTGATCATAGATCCTGATAAAACATTCTTCAAAGAAATACAGATCAACAACGATCTGTCTATAGTGGCAACCACATTTGGCGACACAGTGAATTTCTTGTCAGGCTCAGGCGTAGGTCTGGCAGTGAGTTCAGGAGCAGACTCAATTACATTCTCAAACACTGGCATACTTAGTGTAGCGGCAGGGTTGGGAATATCAACTGCTACAAGCAGTGGCGTGTCAACAATAACCAATACCGGTGTTCGCAGTCTACAGAACGTCACTGCTTTGCCCTCAGGCAGAGCCACAGGTGCAGGTATTAACATAAACGGCACAACTGGTGACAACTTGAGAGTAACCAACACCGGTGTCATAAGTATATCTTCTGGTGTAGGTATCACAGTTAGTACAGACATTGCCACAGGTGACGTGACTATTACCAACTCAGCACCTGCGGTAAATGCGTTTACACAAATTGTAGTCAACAATGATATAGCTAATATACTGGCAGCTGATGCTGCCAGTGACATATTAAACATTGCCAGTGACGCAACCATCACGCTGAGTAAAAACGTGGCCACAGACACTTTAACCATCGCCGTGAATCCAGTGTTTGATTTACGAGGTTCAGTGTTTGCAGATGATTCTACTGTGATGGTAGACGCTGTGAGTGGCACCTTACGAGGTATTTTCATAGGCTCTGTGTTCACAGACAATTCAACACAGATCATAGATGGCAACACTGCCACAGTCTACGGTAACATAGAAGCCACAACATTGAGAACCAGTGAAGAAAAGATAGCACTAGGTGAAAATGCCGGTTTAAATCAAGCCTATCGTGCAGTTGCCATTGGTGCATCAGCTGGATCAGAAGATCAAGGCACCCGTGCAGTCGCTATAGGAGGACAGGCAGGTGAACTTAGACAAAGCAACTACGGAGTGGCTGTAGGAGCATCAGCAGCATATTTTGAGCAAGGTGCTAGTGCGGTTGCCATAGGTGACAATGCTGGTCAATCAAGTCAGGGTGACTATGCGATCGCTGTCGGACATTATGCAGGACACAATAATCAATCAGCAAACAGTATTATCTTAAATGCCAGCGGTGCTATACTCAACGGCGCAGCAGCTGGATTCTATGTTAATCCCGTTAGATCAACTACAAGTTCAGCAAGGCCGGTTGTTTATGATACTACAACCAAAGAACTATTCTACACATCAACACTGGAATTTATCAACAGCACTATCAGCACCAGCGACTCCAGCGGATTGACAGTGGATGTTCAGACAACATTCAACACAGATGTTACTTTTGAAAACGATATAACAATAGCAGAAAGATTAACACTAAAAGGCAGTAGAGTAATTAATCTTGCAGAATTAAAATCTGTTGTGGCGGCAAGCTCTAGCTTTGCTGACTTCCAAACAAGAATAGCAGCATTGGCATAATTGGAGCGATAAATGGCAAAATTAACAGATGTATTAATAGGCGTAGGCCTCACAGCTAATGACAAGAAGGGCGATAGCCTACGAGCTGCGTTCCAAAAAGTCAATGTAGGATTTACTGATCTATATACAAAATTAGGGTTAGTTGACGGAAGCGGATTAAACCTGGGAGCATTTGAGTTTACGGGCAGTGTGATGAGCACTACTGATAGTTCAGCAATCACTATCGATCAAGCAACTACCATAACCAGCAACTTGACTGTGGGTGGAGATATTTTGCCGCAGACTGCCAATGGTGGCGATCTAGGTTCAAGCACATTGCCTTGGCGCAGCCTGTATGTTAGTACCAACACAATTTTTATTGGGGGTATTCCATTAAGTATTACTGATCAAGGTCAACTGATTATTGACGGAGATGTGGTTACAGGCGGCAATGCTAACACTGGTGATATCACATTTGCGAACAACAAGATCATTGCGGACCCAGGCGCAGTTTTCCAACTTGAATCCAAAGACGACAACGATGTTGTTCGAGCCTACTTTAGACTAGATCCAAGCAATGGCCTAGCAGAAATTGGAATTGATGGTGGCGGTGATTTTAAATTTGAATTCGTTGATGACACCACAAGACTACGACTACCTCCAGGCGGTGACATTGTAGACAGCACAGGTGCTAGTGTACTAGGTGGTGGCGGATTATCTATCACAGACTTTGGTGAAGGCTTTACTGACTCATTAGATGATGGAAAGATTACCACCAGCAAACTGTACAATGAAAATCCTAACCAGGGACTCAACAACCTGTATGTACTGGAAGTCACCGATGGCGGTGTTGTGGCATTGCCAGATGGTAGCATTATCAACGGTGCTACACTAAAAACCGTAGCAGGCAACTATGCTGGTATCACAGCAGGACCAGCAAGCCCAGCAGGTAAGGATGAAGATTCATGGGTATGGGTTGACAACAACGGTGCTACTATTGCTACAAAATACAGCACAGATGCTCACACTTGGACATTCGATAACGATGGCGACTTAACTGCTCCTGGAGATATTGTTGTTGGCGGTGTTGATGGTGGTCATCTTATCGTAGACGGTAACGACGGTGATAACACTAGTGTTCGTTGGTACAATATGCCTAGTAATGAAGACCACAGCATCATCAGAACCTATACCGGCAATCCAGATGATGAAACAGAACTAAACCGAGGTCGAATTCAACTAGCCTGGCAAGACAGTGATCGCAGTGGCCTAAGAATTATATCATATGATCGCAGTAATGATGGCAATGATGAAGAAGATGTTGTTACACACAGATGGACCTTCCGAGGCGACGGTGGTCTAGAACTACCAGGCGATATCCGTAGCGAAAGTGCTATCAACATTGACATCAACCTTACAGACAGCACACTACACAGATGGAGATTTGGTGAAGATGGTGACCTAACATTCCCAGACGGCACAGTTCAGACCACAGCCTACACCGGCGGTAGTGGAAGTTCAACCGTAGTTCGTCAGGACACAGCACCCACAGCAGACAATGGTACCTTATGGTTCAATACTGTAGAAGGCAGACTCTATATCAAGTACAGCGATGTTTGGGTTGATGCGGCACCTTTAGTTCAACCCCTGCCTGACACTGACCTTGATGTTAATTCAATTACATTCCCAGACGCTACAGTTCAAACTTCAGCATACTCTGATAGGTTAATCAACAATAACTGGACAGTATTCTTTGGAGAGTTTGGGCAGTTACTAGTACGCAACACCAACACTGAACAAAACTATTTTAACCTTACACCAATTGAAAACGAAGACGATACATACGGAGTCCAAATTGGCATAAACAGTCAAGGTTGGACATTTTTAGACAATGGTACTTTAACATTACCCGGTGGACAACAGATCGGAGGCAGTGATAGTACCCAAGGTATCGCATTGACCACAGACCGTGGTACCGTATTGTTTGGTAATACTCCTGAACAATGTGTTCCTACCCAATCAAGTCATTTCCACATCATGCGTGATGACCCTACCACTGTGGATCTATTCTTTGGTGATGACTTTAACTATGTCAAGTTACCCTATGATTCAACTTTGACCAACGTGGGTGTACAGATTGGTACAGATGCGACAAATCTTTGGAGTTTTGGTAAAGATGGTAATTTAACTGTCCCAGGCGATATTCTTAGTGAAGGCAACATCAACATTGACATCAACCTAAGTGACTCAACACTGCGAAGATGGAGTTTTGGTGAGGATGGAAATCTAACACTACCAGTAGGTGGTGACATACTTGACAGCAACGGTAATAGTGTATTAGACAGCGGTAATAGCAATATTTGGATACAGGAATTTGAAACATCATTAGGCGCGGCCGATGTACCGGCATTGGCTATGAGTGTTGAATATTTGGCCAACGGTGATGTTGTTGCCTTGATCGTTCACAGCGAGGATACAGGTGGGGGCTACACCGGATCATACAGCAGCGTGGCTAGATTTAACCCCAATGGCACACAAGTATGGAGCATGATTTTTAAGGGTGCAGAATTCACCAACGGTTGGGGCTTGGCTGTGGACAACGACAGCGGCCATATCTATGTTGCTGGATGGGCAATCGGGGAGGGCATTGGCGCATACAATATTGCCACATTAACTAAACTTGACACTGAAGATGGCAGTATAAACTGGAGCAAGTCCTACGATGTTGGCTATGAAAACTTTAACACAGTTGTTGATGTAGCATCAGATGGCAGTCCTATTATAGTTGGTTATGCCGATAGCGACACAGATAATCAAGTAGTCACCACTAAAATCAACGCGGCAGATGGCACAGTCACTTGGTCAAGAGCACTTGACGGACAAGGTAATGAAGAAGCCTATGGTATGGCAGTTGGTCCAACTGGTGAAGTAGTCAGTGTAGGTTATATGGCTCAACTGGGAGAGGATACTGACGATCAAATGCTGGTTGTCAAGTATCTCAGTGATGGCACAATAGCATGGCAAAAGTCTGTGACAGTTGAAGAAGGCTACGACTGTAAAGGAGCAGATGCTGACATAGACAGTGCGGGCAACATTTACGTTTGCGGAAATTTTTATTATGATAACAATGGTCAGGAGTTCCAGGCCATGATCATAATCAAGTTTAACAGTTCAGGTGTTAAACAATGGACTCGCAAGTTAATAGGTACCTGTTCAGATTTTGCTACCAGCATTGTAGTTGGTCCAGACAACTACCTATACCTATCAGGAATAACCGTCTCTGCCAACGAAGAAACTACTAAAATGGTCCTCGCCAAGTATGACACGGACGGTGGAGTGGAATGGCAAAGATTGCTGACCAATACAACCTCGTCGATGTTTGCCGGTGGCTTTTTTGTCCAACTAGGCGGCGGCAGCAACCTAGCAGTGAGGAATGGCTATGTGGCAGTGGGCGGTGGATTTGGAGACATAGAAAATTTCCCCGAAATTCAACCTAACGCTCTTGTAGCACAGGTTGACAGTGCTGGAACAATATTCGCAGTGGGCAACTATGAATTTACTCCTTCTGGATTCAGCGGAACATTAGACGCCGACGCCAGCGATATCACAGTGGTTGACGCTGCCAAAACAGACAGTGACTACATCAACGAGTTTACCATAACTGATTTTGATCCAGAATATGATCTTACCAGTGACCTAATTGGTACGCTATACTACGGTAATGTTGGTGGTGACGACAGATTGACCAACGGTGCTAACGAACTAGTGTTAGAATCAACAGGCACATTAACATTGCCACAAGGTGGCACGATCTCAGAAGGCGTTGTTACCAGCAATCCAACTATTCAACTAACTCCAGCAACGCCAGCAGTGGCTAGCCAGAAGTTGGTGATCAAAGGCGGCGGCACATTTTCAAATACAGAAAACGGTATTACATTAACTGTCCCTAGCAACACTTGGACAGAGGGCAATGTGGACTATGTGTATGTAGACGCACCGACCAGAGGTGGACAAACACTCTACTGGTGGATCTATCCAGAGGGTGTTGGCCTATCTACTCCTAGTACAGGCACAGTTGTATTAGATGAATTTGGTGAAGGCAATTTTACTTTTACCTTGACCAGTGATGCTTATGAATTTAGAGTTCGGGTATCGCCCGAAGAGGATAACTACGACCCTGCGAATGTGGGTGCTGAATCAGTACTGATTAACAGTGGCTCTCCTACTTTCGAAGGCGAGCACCACCTACACTTGACCACAGGTGATTTGTCAGTGACCAGTATCTTTCTGGGCACAGACGATCACAATGTGCGTACTACTACTAATGGTAATATACAAATTACTACACCTAGTGAAACTAATCAAGTTTGGGAGTTTGACACAGATGGTAATTTAACTATTCCTGGTGATATTAAGAGTGAAGGCAACATTGATATCGAGATTAACTTAAGTGATAGTACTCTACGTAGATGGACATTTGGTGAGGATGGTAATTTAAATATTCCCGGCGACATTGTAAACAGTACAGGCGTTAGTCAAACAGCCCAGCGTGTAGAAGGATCATGGACTGTTACCACAGGTACTAACACCTACAATTTCACAGTTCCGTCAGACGGCACTTACACCTTGTGGGTTAAGGGAAATATTCCTAATGGCATTATTACTTGGAATGCTACATTAAGCATAACAAATACTAATGTGCCAGCAATAGGATATCAGTATGCGTGGAACTATACAGGCGGCGGATCACCTATATTGCTAACAGCTATACCTGATCAGATCAGAGGTACTGCAGGTACAATCAGTACAGACGCTACCTATGTAGGATCAACCAGCAATAGATTTGATTTTACTATTGCCAACACCAGCGGATCATCAGTTACAGTCTACTATGGCTACACTAAGGTTTAACGATAAATATGAATAGGACACAAAAATGGCAATAACATTTCCAACAGAGCCCACACTAGGGCAAGAATACGTAGGTGACAACGCTGTGACCTATCAATGGACCGGCAGCATTTGGAGCACATTAGTTCCTTGGCTAGCAGGTAGAGCACAGTATGTAGCAGAGGGCGGGTTTGCTGATCAAACCTACAACGACAATTTAGACAACACCATCGACGGTGGCAACGGAGCATAAACAATGACAACAAGAATCAAACTACGCCGTGACACTGCGGCCAACTGGACACAAACTAATCCCGTACTAGCCGCCGGCGAACCAGGATTAGAAACAGATACTGGCAAGGTCAAGTATGGTAATGGTACCAGTACTTGGTCACAGTTGAGTTATGGTGGGGGCGATGGTGCTACTCTTACTGCCGAGGGCAATGTTGTGGTCACAGCAGGCTCAACAGAGCATTGGATCGCCACACAGCGTAGCCAAGAAGGTGACACTAACCCCCGTGCTCTGCGCTATGACAGCCTGGGTAATCTTTACTCATTGACTCAAACTTATGAAGATAATGACAGTTACCCCATAGCAGTTCTTACCAAATACACAGCCGCTGGTGCCGTAGCCTGGCAAAAATCATTCAGTGAGTATTATCCAATAGCATTGGCCATAGACAGTTCGGATCGTGCTTACATTACTCTTAACGCAGGCGATGAAAGTTCTGATGTTATCGTGATGCAGTTTGAATCCACGGGCACTTTGGGTTGGAAGAAAGAATATGTCATTGGACAGATTTCGTCCTTCCTAGGCTACATTGAAGAAAAGAGCACTACCACATTGGCCTTGGCCTTTTCAGTGGGTGAAGGTGGTCCAGGACCTAGCGCAGTATTAATAATGGAAATCAGCATCACTGATGGCTCAGTGCTGTTGAAAAAATCCTTACAGTTGCCCGTAACAGACCTTGTAGTTGTTACAGGTATCGATGTTGACCCTGATGAGAATGTTTTTGTCACTGGTTATTACCACGACACCAATGCCGGTGTTAACAAGATGTTCATTGAAAAACTAGACGAGGATCTAGAGCCTGTATGGAGCAAGAGTCTAGAAGCACCCGACACCTATGACATGTACGGCGGTGACTGTGCCAGTGACGCACTGGGCAATATCTATGCGGTAGGTGCCTATGAAGTTAAAACTACAAACAGTGATATCAATAACACTCCAGAAGCGTCTGCTGGTATATTGACCAAACTGAACTCAAGTGGTGTGGTACAGTGGACACGCAGACTTGGCCCAGGACCTTGCGGCAGTTGGATCGCGGGATTGACAGCCACTGCCACAGGCGATGTTTATCTATCATCCTTGACATTTGCCAAGAAAACAGGCCCACTACCTGATGTTTCAGAAAATGGCCGAGAAAATCTTGGACAGAACAAGATGATCGTGGTTCGCTATGACACACAGGGTGCGGTGGTTTGGCAACGCTATGTTGATGTGGCCCACCTAGAAGAAGAGGAACCCGATAGTCCAGAAGGAGGCCGCGGTCAGGCCATAGCAGTATTCGGTGACAAGTTTGCCGTAGACGGATACGGATACAGTTGGAATGCCACACCGTTTCGAAATGGCAGTTCAGCAGACGACGAATACGATTACTTTGTGGTACAGTTGCCCACAGCAGGCACTGACTTGACCATTGGTGATTTAAGTTTCACAGAAAGTCGTGTGCCGGCTCGCTTTGTCACCCACACTACCAGCGACAGTCCTCTAACTCATGAAAACTGGGATGAAACTATTACCGCAACAAATTCCACACTGGTACCAGACGCTGACACCACTGTGGCCAACAACATTGTCAAGAGTGAAACTTACGCTTATACATTTGGTGCTGACGGTACGCTGACAATTCCCAACGATGGTGACCTTAAACTGACACAGACGCAGGTAGGTTGGTTTATTGGTCTAGACAGTCGCGATTCTAATAATCACATCGAAGGCGATTGCGTTGCAGTTGACTCACAGGGCTACAGTTATATAGGTGGCGACGAAGATGACGACGACCATGCATTCGTAATGAAGATCAGTCCTGAAGGCGATAGACTATGGAGTGTTAGAGTTTTTGAAGATGACAATGGCGACAATGGTGAGTTAACCAGCCTCAAAATTCATCCCGTCACAGGCAACATCATGGGGTTGGGTTATGTTTTTGACACCTATACTTACAGCATATTGTTTACTTTAGATCAAGATACTGGTCGTCTTTTAAATGTTACAGAATTCAAAGACAGTGACGGCGATGTTGAACTAAACACCATTGCCTGGACCAGCGACGGAGCCTATGTGATAGGTGGTAGAAAAATGGGCGAGTTCAGTGCTGAGTTTCCTGTAGTCCCACAAACAGGCAGCGGTGTAGGCACTATTGTGATTTTAAGAAGTGCTGTTCCAGAAGTTGAGTATATCAATGACAACTGGCAGATTGGCGGAACTGGTATTTCACCGTTCCAAAGTGTTAACTTTTCGGAACGCTACACTGGATTGACTGGTACAACACGAGAAGGTTCAGGTGCTACATTTGACATCACCAACAACGGTGATGGTACTTATAGTGTTTCGGTTGTTAGTGGTGGTACAGACTATCTAGCAGGGCACAAGATCAAGATTTTAGGTACAAGTTTAGTTGGCGTACCTGGAGCAACACCGGACAACGATATCATCATTACAGTAGGGGGTACGCTAGGCGGTGGTGTCATTAACAATGTGACTCATACAGGAACAGCCGCTGGAACCACAGTGGCAACTGATACTGAAGTATCAGGCACTAACTTTGAAGTAGGTTCTGGATTTATCTTTACAATACAAGGACCGTTCTTTGACAACGATTACAGCAATCAAGACGGTAGTCGTGTAATTACCGCCAACGGTAGTAACTATGTCAACGGTGATGTTGTTGTTGTTCCTGGAACAAGCCTAGGCGGAACAAGTCCCGCTAACGACCTAACAGTTAATCTCTTCGTTGGCCAAAACGAGTTTTACATCGACAATGTGTCAGGTACAAGTCAATCAACAACTTGGAAGATAGAAACAACTGCACAGGTTGACTTTACTGCTGACGGTAGTTGGTCAGTGACCTACTCACGAGACAATGACTGTGTGCTGATTACTCCTACTTGGCAGCGCACATTTGGCACAGCAAAAGATAAGTATGATGAAATAATTACACTGACAGTGGACAGTCAAGACAATATCATTGCGGTAGGCGGTGGATATGGAGAATTGGCAGCTAACAATTTTGATGATCTATCGGTGGTTTACAAGTTCAACAGCGCAGGTACACTACAGTGGGCTCGTCAACTCAACGCTGGAAACGACGATCACGAAGGACATAGTGTAGTGACCATTGGCACAGACATATATGTTGTAGACGAAAACGACAGCGGTGATTCTTTTGTCAGCAAGTTAGACAGCACAGGCACAGTCAAATGGCAGAGACGCACTGATGGTCAGGATATAACCATTGCCCGCACACCAGACGGAAATCTATTGGTAGCGGTTGAAGATGACAGTTCAGAGACTATCACCACAGACGAAGACTATGCTATTAAAATATTCCTACTAACACCCGCAGGAGAAACTGTGTGGAAGCGTTGGCTGTCTCCTAACATTGACTATAGTGCTTACATTGGCAGTTCTGGTGAGTGTCTAGTCACAGACGCTAACAGTTTCTATATCACGGGACGTAATAGCACCGATGATGATAATTGGGCTTGGGCTGCTCGCTTGCCTCTAGACGGCTCGGGCACAGGCGAGTATGGACAGTTCTGCTACACAGATGTTAATACAGAGACCAACTACTGGGGCGCCGATTTCAACTACGCTATTGATGTTGTTGATATAGCAGGTGTGAACAATTATGCTGGCCTATTAAACGACAGCAGTGATCCATTGATCAAAACCACAGCCACAGTGACTGTAACCACCAACAACACCAGCGACTATGATGTTTTTGGTTACTATCCACCAATGGTCGTAGAAATTGTGCGTGACACAGACGGCGGCAACATTGTGTTTGCCGATGGTACCAAACAGAGTACCAGTGCTACAGATGTTCCGCAGAGACTGTTCAATGGTGTAGATTATACGCTAGGTATGGTGGATCGCGGACATCACATTCTCTGTACCGACGATATCGAAAGCATTCGTATCCCCTACAATAGTCGCGTAGAGTTCCCCATAGGCACTGTGATTACCATTGTGAATCCTCGAGGTGATAGTGTGGCTATCAACACAGAAGGCGGCAGTATACAAGTGATGATTCCCGGTGATGATAATTACTCAAACGGTGGAACTTTCCTAGTATCTGAGTACGGTATGGCCACGCTGTTAAAGATTGACACAGACTCGTGGGTGTTGGCCGGCAATGTTGGACCAGATTAAGGAAACGAGATGCCCATATCACAAATATTATTAATCAGCACCACCAGCGGTGGAGGCGGTGGAGGTGGCGATGGATTGGCTCCGCCAACTACTTTTACACCCGACGTAGATACCAGCGGCATAGTCACCTCAGGTTGGCAAATCCTTATGGCCACCACCGGATTAAAAACTAGTGAAACCTTAAGTGATCCTTTTGCCCGTATTGGAACCACCGGATTCCGAGAAGCCAACTTCCAATCTTCTGGTGCGATTACTCGCACAGCATTTGGCGACGGTGGTGGTGTTTATGCTAACTTTTTCCTTAAAACTGGCATTACAAAAATAGCCTTGGTAGATGGTTCTGGCACATTATCAGATCCCACTTCTAACACCAACTATTTGATATACGATCTAGTGTCCAGTACAGGTTCAGAAACCATCTACGATATTATTAGACGTTTAGATTATTATCTTCAAACCAACACTCCATTTCACACCAACGACACAGTATATGGGAGCCCAGCCGTTACCAATTTCACTGCTGGCGCAAATGGATATTCTGGTTTATTGACCAGCAACGGCGGCTCAGGGTTTAGAGACAACGACGGAGACCTTCCGGACAAGTTTGTCATAATGGGTATCAATCGAGAGGCTGACAACGACATTCAGGCCTTGTGCTCTTACAGTGGCAATCTACTGTCAGGTAAAGGTGATCAATGGCGCAATAATAATCCATTAGAAACATTTTGGAGTTATTGGGGCAATGATTTCCACGCCAACAGTCAACAACAGCGTCCAGGGAGAGAAAGACAAACCAATCCTGGTATCGGTGATGGAGTAGCAAGTTATACAGGACCGGTCTATCTACTGGCTTTTAGTGGCAGCATCCAACCAACTTATACACTGACTCCAGATGCTGATAACGTCGATGAAGGCAGCACTTTGACATTTAATGTAGGTGGAACTAATATTGTCAACGGCACTTATTATTGGACTATGGAGACCAGCGCAGGCGATTTTGGCGCAAATAATGGATTAGTTACCATTACCAATAACGAAGGTTCATTTACAGTAACACCCGATACTGATACCACCACCGAGGGTGCAGAGACATTTACAGTCAGTCTTCGAGCAGATAGTATCGCTGGTGATATATTAGTGACCAGTGATCCAGTAACTATCAATGACACAAGTCTAACACCAGAGCCAACATATACACTAACACCTGCCGCTGACAACGTTGATGAAGGCAGTAGTTTAGAATTCACAGTTGGTGGAACTAATATATCAGATGGCAATTATTCCTGGGTCATAGAAACTGGCTTTGAAGACTTTACCACAACCTTTGGAACTGTTACGGTTACAAGTAATTCAGGAACGTTCTCGGTGACACCCACTGCTGATGATACCACCGAAGGCCCTGGGTCATTTACAGTAAGCCTGCGTACTGGTCTTTTAGAACCAAACTTAGTAACCAGTGATTCAGTAACTATCAATGACACCAGCCTAACACCAGAGCCAACTTATCAAATAGCACCTAGAGCCAACAATGTCAATGAAGGCAGTAGTTTAATAATTGATGTAAGCGGAACTAATATTCCCGACGACACTTATTTTTGGACCGTAGAAACTAACGCTGGTGATTTCGGTACAAGCAGTGGCGAAGTAGAAATTACCAATAACGCAGGTTCATTTACAGTAACACCCGATGTTGATGCTACCACTGAGGGTAGTGAAACATTTACAGTCAGTCTTCGATCAGTTAGCATCACTGGTACAGTATTAGCAACCACCGACAATGACATTACCATCAATGACACCAGTCTTGATCCAGAGCCACCGTTTAGTTTACAGTTTAATCAACCTCAAGGAGATTATCTATCAACACCTGCCAGCACCGACTGGAACTTGGGCACATCTTGGACCATAGAGTTCTGGTTAAACGCTAATAGTTCAGGTGATGGCAGCGCAAATATGACTGGCGGCATATGGGGCTTGTTAAATCAAGAAGGTTGGGCCGCAACTAATGCTATAAACATAGCAATAAGTGACAGCAAATTAGTTGTTGGTCAAGGCGCTCAATATGACGATGTACGATACACTGAACCTACTCCAGCGCAATGGACACACGTGGCCATTGTCAACGACGCAGGCACACAGAAAGTATTCTATAATGGTGTTGAGCAGACTAAAGTTTCAGGAACATTTGGCACAGCCAACTATACTAACTCTACAGACAGTTTAGCCATAGGTAATATAAGCGGTGGCAACAACTACTTTGATGGCAAGATGGCCATGGTTAGAATCAGTAACACGGCCAAGTATGCCGCGGCATTTACTTCCACAGTGACTTATGGTGTTGAATCAGATACTCGATTGTTCTTGGACTTGGGTTACCCGTTATCTGATACATCTTATTATGAGTTGAATGGTGTATCGGTAGTCACTAACACTCTGACCACTATCTATATTTCCAAGTCAGCGTATCCTAATTTAGATAAACAAGTTCGAGTAGGAAATACCGTAACAAATACTAGCGATTCTACGTTTTGCATAGTCACCGCAGCAGTGTTCACAGCAGATCCTAGTAACTGGGGAGTAGATGTTTCACCTGGATGGAGCGGCGTGGCCACAGTAAACTTCACTGGTGCTAGACATACTATCGTCAACAACGGTACAACTGTGAGTGAAGAGTTCCCGAACACATTCACTGGATTAGTACATCCTTATAGTGGCGGCACGCTAGGCGCTACATACTGTCTTGTAGATGATCCTAGATTGGCTGAGGCTACGGCTATACCAGTTGGTGCTAGAATAACCAGCAACATAGCAGGCTTTGGCACTAGAACTGTGATAGGAAATCAGGTAGACTTCAACGGTGGCAGAACCATAACATACGATAATACCGGGTTGACTGGCAATACCAGCACTTCACATGTGTTTAACTTCTATTGGTAATTGATGTTTGAACAACGCAGGCTGGCAGTTGACGCAGGGTTGGCGGAACTGATACAACATCAGCGTGGTTTGGACTATAGACGCAGGTACGGAGCAGGCTGGCAGAGTATAGGTTATACTGGTCAGCCTTTTCCATGGTTTGAATCAACATATAGGGCAGTTGAAGCAGAAGCGGGTAGTATAGACACATGGTGGTTTAATGTTAATCTACAGGGTGAAGGCACGGGTTGGCATAGTCACAGTCAGTGGGCTAGAGTTGGGGTGCTGTATGTACAGGTTCCTGCGGGTCTTATAGAGTTTAAGCAGGGCGAAGCATATTGGACAGAATCACCCCAAGCAGGAGATCTGCTAGTATTTCCTGGTAGTTTAGAGCATAGAGTAAGACCTAATACTAGTAAGGCAGTTAGAATTAGCATAGCCTTTAACTTCAAAAAACGGTAAATACACTAAAGAGAGCGTGTTATGACTATACAAACAATCAATATCGGCAATGTGGTAAATGATGGACTGGGCGATGATCTACGCACGGCATTCCAGAAAGTAAATGCAAACTTCGCAGATATAAGCACACAACTAACTATCACTGCTACCAACGTAGGTGCGGTGGGTGCAGGTGTTTTCAAAGAAAAAGTAGGCGCTGATCTAAAATTTAAAAAGCTAGTATCCGGCACCAAGATGCTGTTGGACGAAAACACAGATACTATTACAGTCAACAGCACTGCTCCAGATGCTTTTATTAGAATAGACACCGATGCTGGTGTTATGCTGGCCAGCACACATCAACAGATTACCATGGCTGGCGTAGCAGCTCCTGGATCTACTACCAGCAGAAAGGACATAGAAGTCACTGCTTTTGGCTCCACAGTGAGTTTCAAAACCATTATTCCAGTCACAGACATTTTAACTTCCTATGATTTTGGACGCATAGACGGCACTTATACCAATGCCATGCAGGTAGCTTTACAATCTGCAAACATAGATTTTGGCACCATACTGCTGCCTGGACGCATGGATCTGGACTGCGGCACACTTCTCTAAGGATTGATCACATGATAACATGGATCACTCCTGCAGATAGTCTAGGCTTACTCACTGAACGTATACCTATTGATATACAATTACAGGCCGCAACCAATCTCACAGCCACTGTCTCATACAGCTTAATCGCAGGTGCCTTGCCTCGTGGACTCAAACTGATCGATGGGGCTATCAAAGGCAGTCCCACTGAAGTAAAAGTCTATACAGAAAGTAGATTTGTGATTCGAGCATCGGACGGTGTGGACATTGAAGACCGCACTTTTAAGCTGGCTGTGGATGGCAGTGACAGACCTATATGGCTCACCAAGGAAGGATTTTTAAACGTCGGCCCAGCAGAAGCTTACTTTGTATTAGACAATGCACCGGTCGACTTTCAACTTGAAGCACGTGACACAGATCTCATTGCCAGTGATGTATTAGAATTTTATCTTGTGCCCAATGGAGGAGTATTGCCTCCTGGACTCAGCCTCAGCAAGAGTGGTATAATATCAGGTTTCACCGATCCCATATTTGCCGTAGAATACAACCTGGAAACTTCAGGTGGCTATGACACCGCACCCTTAGACGTATTTCCCATAGACTTTATACAAGCTCGAGGCAATGGTTTTGACACATTTACCTACGACATCACTGTGTTTGATTACAATGAACCCAGCAGAACTCCTAGACGTCTCAGCAGGATCTACAATTTCATAGTAGCTGTCACTGACGGAGTGTATACCGAAACTAGGCTGTTTAAAATCTATGTGGTCACTGAAGAGTTTCTACAAGCCGATAACTCAATAGTGCAGGTCGACACCAATATATTTCAAGCAGATGCCAGCAGTGCTCGTGTGCCAATTTGGATCACTGACAGCGATCTTGGCCGCTTCCGTGCCAATAACTATGTAACTATATTTTTAGATGTCTATGATCCTCCCACGTTATCCGGCACTATCGCATACTTTCTATTGCCTACCAATCCCGACGGTTCGCAGAGTCAACTGCCTCCTGGCATGGAACTAGATACTACCACAGGTGACATAGCAGGGGCTGTGCCATATCAGGCTAGAATCTCAAGAAATTATCAATTCACTGTCCGTGCTGTGAATTATCCTGCAGAGTTGGCCTATACGTCTTATCTATATAAAGGCACATGGAATAACTCTACCACTTACAAAATCAATGACGCTGTGGAATTCATTGGGGTAACATATATCAGTGTGAAAACTCATCTTAATAGACTACCTACTGATGAAGAATATTGGCGAGCCAGCACTTCAAAGACTGAAAAAACTTTCACTGTCACTGTGATCGGAGAAATCGACAGCGCAGTAGAATGGATCACTGACAGTGATCTTGGAACAATCAAACCAAACACTGCTTCTGACAAATACATTCAAGCAACCAGTCTACTATATGGCGGGAGAATCAGCTATGAATGGGTGTCAGGCAATCTCCCTGCTGGACTACAATTTTTGCCTACAGGTGCAATACAGGGCAAGATCAAACAGTTTGCAGATGACACTGGTCCAGGACTAACAAGATTTTTCGAACGCACAGACAACCTATCACCCGCTGAAGACAGTTCTACACTCAGTAGAGATTATTCCTCGACCTTCGACGCTGCTACCACAACGTTCGATCTCAAGTTTACATTTACTGTGCGAGCCAGAGACAGTGTGAATTTTGCCACATTAAATCGCACATTTAATTTATCTGTGTTGGTTGCAAACAATAAAACTTTTGCCAATCTCTATGTCAAAGCTCTGCAATCAAAGCCCAAAAGATTAGCGTGGTTCAATTTTATCACTGATGCAACAATATTCCGCCCCACAGACATCTATCGATATGGTGACGTTAATTTCAGTGTGCAGACAGATCTTCGAGTTTTGATATATGCAGGTATAGAAAGTGTCAAGGCTGAGAAATTTGTGCAGGCCATGAGTCGCAATCATTATCACAAGAGATTGAAATTTGGACAAGTGAAAACTGCCAAGGCCAAAGATCCTGTAACACAAGAGACCATCTATGAAGTCATCTATGTAGAAATCATAGACGACCTAGAAAAAAACGGTCGCAGCATCAGCCAAACAGTGAATCTACCCAATAACATTAACAGCAAGGTATTGATCAGCTATGACAGTATCAAAATAGACAGCGACATTCCCTTGGTCAGCGACAGTGATCATCAGCGAGTGTTTCCTAATTCTATTAAAAACATGAGATCACGCATCAGCGCAATAGGGGACAGAGATCGAGAATTTTTGCCCTTATGGATGCGCAGCACACAAGACCAAGCATCTTTTGAAACAGGATATGTATCAGCCTTGCCTCTGTGCTATTGCAAGCCGGGATCGGACAATGATGCAGCGGCCAGCCCGGCTGAAAATATATTAGCTAGAATCAAAGCCAGTGGCTTTGATTTTAAAACCATTGACTTTGTAGCAGATCGCTATATAATAGATATTATAGACGGAGAAATAGAGGATAAATACCTTGCATTCCCGCAACGTGGAGAAAAATTACCTTGACAAGCCTTATCAATTTCGCAGCAATAAATGAAAACTTTCCTGTAGCTGGACAGGACAACGACACGCAGGTATTCAGAGATAACTTTGATACTATCAAAACCAACTTCTCTGCTGCTAAGAATGAGATCACAGATCTGCAGGATAATGCGGCCCGCAAAGACGAAGACAACGATTTCTTATACAACGTAGTAGGGTCCCTAACTTTACAAGATGCATACCTGCGTAAAAAGGACTATGGTGCTGCCATTGTAGCAGGCACACAAGACATCAGTTTTAAGCAGGCCATGTATCACATAGTAAAATTCGGAGCAAACACCAGCTTGTCATTCTCTGAATTTCCTACCGGAGCGGTGGATGTCACAGGACTCGGACAGATTGGTAAAGCCACTCTAGAACTTTATGGTGATGGTACTGCTAGAACCATTACATTTACTACTTCGGGTGGCACAGTGATTAAAAAATCACCAGGGTTTCCTGTATCAGTTACAGTCACATCTACTACCGATCCGGTGATCATCGAAGTATGGAGGCACAGTGCCACCGTGATTTTCTTGAACTATCTAGGATTATACAGCTAATGTTTCATCCCCTTAGCGGCGATCTGTCAGAATACAAAGATCAAGACATTGAAAATCGCCTAATCGAATTGAATAAAAAATATCATGCTGCTGCAAGAATGGGCAGTAGAGATCTCTTGACACAGCTATCTACTTTTGTTACAATATATAGAGAAGAACTCGCAAAGAGGCATGCTCAGAAATTGAAACAGGCAGATGGTGATTTAGGTCAATTGATCAATGTGGACTAATACAACGCAACAACTTATTCAAGGTGTGATGCAGCATGGGCCAGACATACTGGAACATTGCCAGACTTCTGATGATCTTTCACAATATGTGAATAGATTGCATCAAGAGCATTTGAACTATCCAATTCCCCCCGCTGACATAGACTGCACTGAATGGTTTATACCCAAAGAATATCAATGCATGGACATAGAAGCATTTTTGGTGGATCACTGTCCAGAACAAAACTATGATAGATTGTTACAAGAGATCGAATTATATAGAAATCATAATTTGATTCCTGTGTTGCGAGCAATGAAATATGTGGTAGATACTCTCAGAAGCAATAATATTGTTTGGGGAGTAGGTAGAGGCAGTTCGGTAGCTAGTTATGTGCTGTTCATAATTGGCGTACACAAAATAGACAGTGTTAAATACAAGCTACCAATTAACGAATTCTTTAAAGGAGAATAAAATGGGAAGAACTTATACCTCAATGAGAGGCAAAGAAATTGACATGGAAAAGATGAGCTTGAGATTTGAAAAAACTCCGGCTGTGGGCAATATGAAAGTCAACGCTCGAGGTGACGAAATTGGCGAAGGTGGCAGAGTGATACGCACACGCGAACAAGTGCTAGCAGATTATTATGCACAAAATCCCAACGCATTACATGAAGAAGTAGCTGCTCGCAGCAACAAGAAATAAGGTAAACTATGTTCAATCTCGAAGCACGACACATGCAGGTTCGTCCTCTGCCAAAGGACCTTCTTGTTATTAACATGGACATGGGCGAAATGAAAACTGCGGGCGGCATCGTTATTCAAAGTGACGATGGTAAAGCACACGGTGTTAAACCTCGTTGGGCTGAAGTTTATAAAGTCGGCGATGAATGTGATCTCGATGTCAAGATCGGTCAGTGGGTTCTTATTGAACACGGTCGGTGGACTCGTAAGATTAAAATCAACGACGGCGACGGTGATAAAGAATTTCAAAAAGTAGAAACCACAGCTGTTATTGCAGTTGCTGACGAAAGACCAAATGATTTCTACATCGGTCAGGAATTTTCAAACGGATCAAGCATGAATATCGATCCACAAGACTTCCTACCTGGAAACATGTCAAGAATTAACTAATGGAATTACGTAAAAGTTCGGATATCGCTGATATCTCAAATCAACTACGTGCCTTGGTTAGAGAATGCCGAGATCCGTACAATGATCATTTCACTGCCTTTTACGCCAAACAAGATCTGTATCAGATCAAGGTCCTGGTAGATACTGCCTTGGCAGATTCTCCAGACTTCGGAGATTTGGAAAAAGAGTGGTTGCAGGAACAGGAAAAAAAATGTATCATTAAGATATTAAAGTCTTAAGGAGATACAATGACCAATCCATTTCGTGATCAAGAAAAATTCATGCGGGCCTGCGATCAAGCAGTTGAATCCCTCAATCAAGATCAGTTCAATATGTATCTAAAACTCATTGAGGAAGAAACTAGAGAACTTGCTGTAGCAATAGATAATAACGACAAAGTAGAATCTCTAGATGCGCTAATTGACATCTTAGTTGTAACTATCGGTGCTATTCACTCAATGGGTGCAGCTGCAGAAGGTGCCTGGAAAGAAGTTATGCGTACCAACTTTGCTAAAATTGATAAAAAGACAGGTAAAGTAATTAAACGTGAAGATGGCAAAGTTCTCAAGCCCGATGGTTGGACTCCACCAAATCTCAAAGAGTTTTTGAGTAGAAAATGACAGTAGGCTTTACCTGCTCAACCTTTGACCTGTTTCATGCTGGGCATATCATGATGCTCAAGGAAGCAAAGACACAATGCGATCATTTGATTGTGGGGTTGCAAACAGATCCCACCATTGATCGTCCTACTGAAAAAAATAAACCTATTCAAAGTGTATTTGAACGCTACGAACAACTGAAAGCCTGTAAGTATATTGACGAGATACTTGTCTACGAAACGGAAGCCGATCTTGTAAATATCTTGCTTTCTTATCCTATTAATGTTAGAATATTAGGACAGGAATACGCAGAAAAAGATTTTACAGGTCGATGGGAATGTGACGATCGAGGCATTGAATTTTATTTTAACAAACGTGAACACAATTTCTCAACTAGCGAACTTAGACAACGTGTTATTGCAGCAGAAATTAATAAAGGACTAAAAGATGGAAATCCAACCTAAAGATACCAGCAAAGGACATTTTTATGTTAGTCTTGTAAAAAGCGGATTACGAATTATTGCTGGTGCAGTATTAATTGCTGGTAATTTGTATTGGGCAGGCGCTCTTATTATTTCAGCAGAGATACTCGGTGTGGTAGAGGAATTGGTATGAGGAATATTGAATTAGTTGATGCGGTGATTGCATTACACGAGATTGCTCGCACAGTAGAAAGAGAAATTGGTCGAGGCCAGTTAAGCGACGACATTCGATCATGCGCAGATCGATTGCATAACCTCTCGCTGTATGATGCAGAAAATAGTATAATTACACAAGACATTATTAACAAGGCAAAAGAATGAAAGAACTATGGGTTGAGAAGTATCGTCCTAAAAAGATGGAAGGGTATGTATGGCGTGACTCTGCACAACGTAAACAGGTCGAAACATGGGTGGCTGAAAAAAGCATTCCTCATCTACTGTTAAGCGGGCCTCCAGGCATTGGTAAAACCACCATGGCTAAGATTCTGGTCAACGAAATCGAAATTCTCGATGCTGATGTGCTAGAAGTAAACGCCAGTAGAGAAACAGGTATTGATTTCATACGCAACAAGATAGTGCCATTTATCAGCAGTATCGCTTGGGGTGCCTTTAAGGTGGTGCTGTTAGACGAAGCAGATCGTCTTAGTCCGCAGGCGCAGGATTCGTTAAAAGGCATCATAGAAGAATACAGCAATTATGCTCGCTTTATTTTAACCTGTAATAATCCTAATATGATTGTGCCAGCATTGCACAGTCGTTGCCAACAATGGCATTTCTCAAAACTTGATCAAACAGAGTTTACCGCTAGAGCTGCCACTGTGTTGGTTGAAGAAAACGTTGAATTTGATTTAGATACCCTAGATATGTATGTGTCTACCACATATCCTGATCTGCGTAAATGTCTAAATTTATTGCAACAAAATACCAACGATGCCAAACTGCACAGTGCTACTAAGGAAGATGTAGGATCTGCAGAGTGGAAGTTTGATATGGTCGAGTTGTTCAGAGCAGGAAAGATCCAAGAAGCACGTAAGATGTTGTGCGGTAAACTACGTGCTGAAGAGATGCAAGAAGTATATGTGTGGCTATACAACCATTTAGATATTTTTGGATCAGAAGAACATCAGGACAAGGCTTTGCATGTCATTAAGCAGGCTCTGGTAGATCACACATTGATCATCGATCCAGAAATTAATTTAGCATCTACTCTGGTAAAATTATCAAAGATTAATGGCGGATAAAAAATCTAATCTTGCCAAAGGCAGAAATAGTTTTGATGCCGATATAGGTGGAACAATGGTGCCTTTCTTCAATAGAAACGTATCAGAATATCCCACGGAAGCCGGAGGAGTTAAATTCGAGTTAGTTCCGGTAACCAAGCAGAAAGATCTAATGATCAATCATGCTAGGATGTATGCACAGCAGGAATACGATCGAATTGTGGAATTGGTTAATGTGTTAGAAAAACAGGCGCAGGCTATCAAGCGTAGATTAGATATCACAGATGCTGTTCATGCTGCGGTGTATCAGTTTCAACCGGTAATGGGTAATATCTATTGGCTAGCATGGGACAAGAGAAAGCAATATACATTGCTAACACAACATGGTCCCAACGATTGGTCCAGTAGTGCTCCAGAAGACTATGAATATCAGGCTCGAGTAAAATACATGGGCGATCACACCTGGATGGAAATAGATCAAGAAGGAAATAGCGTAAATGGATAATAGATACATGATAGTGAAATACATCAAGAAGCCTGATGGCAAATACGACGAAGTCACTGAATTCAAAAGGCACTACAGAACCACAGATATCCAGACTTCCAAGGTTATACTAGACTTTGAAAAGAAAACTGTGATCAAAAACGGGCTCAATCCTGATGCAGGATATGATGACATGATCGAGTTTTATAAAAGAATGTTAGGGGATCGCTTGACCCCCTACCTCCCTAAAGATTAATCGTCGCCGTAGATTGCTAATATCTCCTTAACAGCTTCGTGACGTTCAACATCCTGCACATCAAATTTTACTAGATCCACATATCTGTGGCCCTGGAAGTTATTATACAATCCCAAAAATTCTAGTAAGCCATTGTTGCTAGGACGATCAGCCTGTTGTAGGTCTCCTGTAACTACCATCTTGCTGTTCTGTCCTAGTCTCGTCAGCAACATCTTCATCTGACTAGGTGTAGCATTCTGCATCTCATCAGCTACAACCACTGCGTTTTTAAAAGTTCTACCTCGCATATATGCCAAAGGACTGGTTTCTATCACTCCTTCTTTGATAAAATTTTCTATCTCTCTGGCGTTGAAATTTTCTGCGATTACATCAAATATTGGCTTGGTCCAAGGGGCCATTTTTTCATTTAGGTCCCCGGGCAAGAATCCGTGTTCTTCATCAACACTCACAGCAGGTCGAGTAATTATGATTTTATCTGCAGATCCATATTTGAGTTGATCTATGGCCCACTGAACCGCCAGCATGGTTTTACCCGTACCGGCTGGACCGATGGCGAATACAATCATTTTGTTGGGATCGTTTAGTTTAAGTAGATAAGTCTCTTGGCTTAGACTCTTGGGATAAATCTGTACTCTTCTGCGTTTTTCATTTAACCTATGATCAATATTTATTACGTTTGTGTTAAATCGTGGATCATATTGCTCGTTTTGCTGAACTTGCGCTCTTTTTCGCTTCATATAAGGTTAGCCCTCCTGTAAGTGTTAGGCACGGACCTCAAACCGTAGTGTCCGTGACCGAACACATGTGTATTTAACTCCCGGATCTAAAAGTTATATGTTATGTTTGTATTTTGACGATAAATACAACGGGAGATACTATGGCAGATATCAAAGACATAATCAGCAATATTGAACAGATCTACGGGTCTAACAACAGCCTACAACTGCTCAAAGACTTCGAGCGTGTACTAGATGAATTAGATGTATACGTGTTCGATAACTGGATCGACGGAGAAATTGTAGAAGGTCCGAGAGAAAGCAGATATTATGTGGAATGCACATTTATGTGGCCACACGATCAGCTACCTGAACCCGCAGGCGGAAAACGTCTGTTAGAATACGGGTGTAGAGTGCAAGTAGCAGAAAGCAAGATTGCGACAGTGCGGAAGATCAAAACTCCGGATGATATTAGGCCAGGCACACGCAAAGGCAAAATCGATCACAAAGACATATGGATGATAAAGATTAGCATGCCCAAGAAACTCATGAGTGATATCAACCGAGGCTACACAGAACTTGATAAGAATAAGATTGAAGACATCGTAAATGCCAACAGCATCAATGCTTCGATCGATCCAGCAGAACAACAAGCACAGGATATGGCAAATGCACAACCAGCAGAACAACCAGCAGCTTAACGAAGGGCTGAGACCCACAGACCTGAAAGAGATGGTCCACGATGTATTTGAAGTAGATGCCTTTAGATCAAAAATGGGCGAGGATCAAGATGTCTGCGTAGTCAGCTTCAAAGTCAAAGATCGATCTCCTGCCAAGGATCTCATGGAGTTTATCGAAAAGGGCTACAATTTCGTGCTAGATGCAGATGTCAGTAGTGGCGAGGACAACAACGGCGAATATTCTGTATTTGTAGAAATTGGCAGGACACCTAAACTAGCAGAACACATTCAGGAACTAACCTATGGTGTGAAAAGACTTACTGGATTAGATGAATTTAAATTTAAATACTATAAACAAAATCATGTGCATGAAGCCAGCACAGGCAATCTCAAGGATAAGATTCCCTCAAGTGTCAATGAATATCGAGATTTTATAAATAAAAATCGCACCGAAGATGTAAAAAGATTCTTTTCAAAGACATTGATGGACGATCTGAATCTCGACGGCAACGTGATAACTATAATTAAACCGTTTGGTTCTCAAGTGCGATTAGAAATTGTCAAAGACGGCAACACAGAATCTATCTTAGAAGGCATCACAGATGGATACAGTGTAGATCAAGCAGCTACCAGCGAAGCATTTTGGCTTACAAAGGTGTTAGGAGACTACACTATAAACAAAGTAGGTGACACATTCGTGTTCAACAACGGCGAACGTTCAATGTTATTAAAAAGGATCTGATAATGAGCTTTACATTTGATTTTACCAAAGAGCAGCTGAAAGAAATGCTGCCAAAGAATCCGTATCTACAGAACTGGTATGATGCACTAAATGCCATACTTCCAGAATATGATATCAATACTCCACAGCGTGTGGCAGCTTTCCTAGCACAATGCGCTCACGAAAGCGGTGGATTTGTGTTCCTCAAAGAAAATTTAAACTACAAAGCAGCCAGTCTTAGAAAAGTGTTTCCCAAATACTTTCCAGATGATGCTATTGCAGCCGCATACGCTAACAAGCCCGAAAAAATTGCCAACAGAGTATATGCTAATCGCATGGGTAACGGAGACGAAGCAAGTGGCGACGGATTCAAATACTGCGGTCGTGGGCTGATACAGCTCACTGGCAAAGACAACTATACATTCTTTGCGGCCAGTATTGAGGTACCTGTAGAAGAAGCATCAGAATATCTTCAGACATTTGAAGGTGCTGTACAAAGCGCATGCTTCTTCTGGGATCAAAACAATCTCAACCAATGGGCAGATAAGGGTGATATTCTCACATTGACCAAGCGTATCAACGGTGGCACTATTGGTCTTGAGGATAGAATCAAACACTACGAACACGCTCTGCATATATTCGGAGCACATTGATCGTGTGGCAGATTCAATGGGTGCTGGCGCTGATTCCAGATAGTTTTTTTCTCTGGATCACTTACCTATTGATTGCTGTTGGAGTTGGATTGTATGTGGCCAGCAAGTTGGTTACATGGATTCCTCTAATATCTCAATACAAACTACCTGCAGAACTAGTTGGAGTTGTATTACTGGTAGCAGGTAGTTATTTGTTCGGAAGCCATGGAACAGAAATGGCTTGGCGCGAACGTGTTAAAGAATTAGAAGCAAAAGTAAAAGCCGCTGAAGAAAAGAGTCAGCAAGTAAACACAGTAATAGAAACTAAAATTGTAGAAAAAATTAAAGTAGTCAAGGAAAATGTCTATGTCAACAGAGAAATTATCAAAGAAGTTGCGGGTAAGCAATTGGATGCTCAGTGTACTTTGCCTAAGTCTACTGTCAGCTTGCACGACAGCGCCAGTCGTAATGAAGTTCCCGAACGTGCCGCCGCAACTGATGGAACCCCCAGCGGAATTGAAGCCAGTCGGCTCCTCGACAGAGTCGTTGAAAACTACGGTGCCTGCCACGAAAATGCAGAAAAATTGAGAATGTGGCAGGAATGGTATCGAGAACAGAAGAAAATCTTCGAATCAGTTAAATAATAGGACATTAAGTAGGAGCGAAAAATGGCATTAATAGATTCAGTATTAAATTTAGTTAACAAACAACCAAAAGATCCAGACGCACCAAAGCCACCAGTTGGCTCACGTTCAGAGCGTGAAGCAAAATTAAAAGACAAAGCAGGTATGGTTATTTCCGTATTTGCTTTGTTGTTAGCAGTTAACGCATGGTACGGCGGCAAGTTGTCCAGCACAGTATTAAACAATACACTAGGTGCTAACAATACTTGGGCACAGTATCAAGCCAAAGCAGGTCGCGGTGTTAGCTACGAAATTGCGGCTAAGACAACAGCCGATCCAAAGATCAAAGCAGAGTTCATGGCTGAAAAAGAACGCATGGATGCTGACAAGAAAGAAATTGCCGAAAAGGCTCGTGCCATGGAAGCAGCACGTGAAGAGGCTAAAAAGTCTAGTCCATGGATCGGTTATGCATCAACAGCATATCAATTAGCAATCGTTGTGTTATCAGCAAGTATTCTTGCAGTTAGTATGGCCATGTTCTGGGGCAGCTTTGCTGTAGCAGGATTTGGAATATTATTAAGCCTAAACGGTTTATACCTTTGGTTTTAAATAGTAAAGACAAATAGGAGCGAACTATGTCAGAAGCAGTGAAAAGCGAAAGCGAACAAAAGAAAGAAGATTGGATGAACAGCAAGTGGCGTCCAATGATGGGTTGGATGTATATGTTGGTATGTATGTTTGACATGATCTTATTCCCAGTACTATGGAGTTTGTTACAAACAGCAACTCATACTCCAATCACTCAATGGAATCCGTTAACACTACAAGGTGCTGGTTTGTTTCACATCGCAATGGGTGCTGTTTTAGGTATTGCGGCATTTGGTCGCACACAAGAAAAACTAAATGGAGCAAACAATGGCGGCATGCAACCAGTGGCACAGAGCGTCACAACAACATATGGCGCACCTCAACCAGGATTTGGTGCACAGGCAGGAAGCTTCAGTGCTCCAGCATCAAGTGGCAGTTTCGGAGGCAGCTTTGGAAGCACATCTACTACTCCAGCACCGAGCAGCTTTGGTGGCAGTCCAGGATTCGGAACGCCAGCGGCTAAACCATCAGTAGGCGTTTCTAGCAGTGGCAAACCAATGCCTGCACAGCCAGAGCAGCCGGAAATTTAAAAGGAGCAGGATATGTTAGATACATTACTATGGATAGCAGTAGGAGCATTTGTAGGATGGAATTTTCCACAGCCATTTTGGGCAAAGATTATTCAAGAAAAAATTCAAGCTATGATAGCTAAAAAAGGAGACTAATATGAAGAACATTATTTTTGTAGCAGGACTTGCATTAGCGATGTCATTCCCTATATATGCAGCCGATGATACCAAACCAAAAACTAAAAAAGTCTGTGTGGATCAACAGGGCAAAGATGGTAAGCCTGTAATAGATCCTAAGACCAACAAACCAAAACAAAACTGCAAAGAAGTCAAAGTGCGTGAAAAACATGAAGGCACAGCAGTTCCTGAAAAGAAAAAATAAAGCTCAGTAAATTTCTAATTAAATAAAAGGACTGCTTGACACAGTCCTTTTTTTATCATATAATATAAACATGGATTACTACGCTACCCTAGGACTAAAACGAAACGCCAGTGATGCCGAAATAAAAAAGGCATACCGAAGCATGGCCATGAAATATCACCCAGATCGAGGCGGTGATGAAAAGAAGTTCAAAGAAATATCACAGGCTTACGAATTTCTTAGCGACCCCCAGAAAAAACAAATCATAGACCTTGGCGGTGATCCTAATGCACAGCCGGGCATGGGTAGAGGTCAAAATCCGTTTGAGTTTCATTTCGACACTGGTAATATGCATGACATTTTCGGTAACTTTGGCTTTGGCGGATTTGGTCGCCAGCCTCAACGCAGAAATAGATCCCTAAACATCAATGTAGAAATTACCTTAGAAGATGTGCTTAACGGCAAAGACTTTACCGCTGAAGTTTCAATCCCTGGTAAGAATAAGATGATCAACATTCAGATTCCTCCGGGCATAGAGCATGGACAACAAATTAGATACGAAGGCATGGGTGATGATTCAATACCCAGTCTCAAGCCAGGAGATTTATTGGTTAATGT